GGCTTATATTCAAAGCCTCCTGAAAAAACTCAAATATTTATAAATGATAAGAGGGATAAAATTTCACAAAATAATAATTTAAATGTAAACACACAAAAGAACATTATCGATATGGAACTTGAAAATACTCTAAATGAATTGAAGGATCTTCTAAATGAGAAGAAATTCTCAAAGGAAGCTGTCGCTTCCATGACTGATACCTTTGCTGATGCAATCCGTCAACGGGACGAACAGTACCGTAAGGATCTCGAAGCAGAGAGATTGGAAAAAGAAGATAAAATTAAAGAATACGAAGACCTTAAAGCTTCTGTAAAGGCGCTTGAGGAAAAACTGGGAGACGCTAGCGAGCGTATTTCTGGTTATGAAAATGAGGAAAAAGCTCAAAAAGCTATTGCTTCATTTAACACTCGTATGGACCAAATTGACGAGAAATTCGAACTTGATGATCAAGATCGTGAGTTTCTCGCCTCTGAACTGAAAACTTTAGATGATGATGCTTCTTACGAAGCTTTCGCTTCTAAGCTCGATGTTCTTTGGAAACATAAGAACAAAGAGGTCCAAGAAGAATTTAATTCTCAAATTCAAGCTCGTATTGATGAAGAAGTAGCTAAAAAGCTCTCTACCGCTTCTGTTGAAGAAGTAAAAGTCGAAGAAGCTCTAGACGCTGCTGAACCTGTAGATGCAGAAGTTTCTAATGCAAATGAAGCTACAGCATCTCAAGAACCCTCTTTGCGGGATAAGTTTAAATCTGCTTTCTCTCGCGAAAACATTGAAATTTCTTAATTTAAAACAAACAAAATTATGGCATTACGTATTCTACCATTCAGACAATATTCTGATCATGACGTTGTGAACATGTATGCGCTCAAAGATGCGGATATTCTCACAAGCACTACTGACACAGGCGCTGGCGATGCTGGCGTTTTCGTGAAAGTACACGACGGAAACTTCGATAACGATCCAGTAACCTACCAAACGAATACTTACTTAGGTAAGAATGATTATCCGTTTCTTGGGACTGCTGATATGTATCCTGAAGTTAATCTCAAGATCACTACCTCTGCCTCTGGGAATGTTCCTTTGGGTATGACACTGTATCAAACTGCGAAAAACGATGAGAACGGCGAGAAGCTGCTCTACAATCCACAGAAACAAGAAGAACTGCAAGCGATGCTTCCAGGGCAAGCTGTTCCAGTTGTTACTAAAGGAATTTTCACATTAGCAGCCGCTGCTTTTGATGGAACTACCGCTAGTTACGCTCCAGGAACTGCTATCATTGCTTCTAATAACAACGCTGGAAAAGTCACTGGTGCTGCTCGCGGCACTGCTAAAGCTTTCGGTCACGTTCTTGGAACAGGAACCCGCACAAGCGTTGGTCCTACCACTGATCAGTTTGTTGGTGATTACATCGTCGTTTCAATTGACTGCAACTAATAAATAGAAAGGACTTTATAACATGAAAATTACTTTAAAAAGAACTCCAGAACAAGTCGAGCTTGTCAAAGCTATGGCTTCTCGTAACCGCTCTGTGGCATACGAGGCTCAAGTAGCACTTGCTGAATTCATCGGACCAGTTTTGGCCGAGGTTCTCAACAACGCTCCTACTGTGAGCAACCTTTTCAATTCGCTTCAATTTGATGCGGATGATAACCCAAGCATCCCGCTTGATCTTTACTACGACATCTCCGACGAAGATTACGTCAAGGTGTGGAGTCAGAGTCATGCAGGTGGTCTTCCAAGTAACCAAGTGCTCCCTACAGCTTCCGAGCTGAAGTTGGCCACTTACACTCTTGATGCCGCTGTTGACTTTGATCGCCGCTACGCAGCAAAGAGCCGCATGGATGTTGTTGGTAAGACCTTTACCCGTGTCGCACAAGAGATCCTTCTTAAGCAAGAGCGCACTTCTGCTACTCTTCTTATGGCCTCACTTGCTGGCGCTTCGATTAGCTCTTCTCCTTTGTTCGAGAATAAGCAGATCTTCAGAACTGCTGTTGCAGACAGTGTTCTTATTGATGATTTCAATAAGCTCATGACTCTTGCGAAGCGTATTAACACTTCTTGGATTGGTGGAACTCCCACTACTCGTACTCGCGGTATCACTGATATTGTTTGTTCTCCAGAAGTTGTTGGAAGTATCCGCGCTATGGCTTACAATCCTGTAAACACCAGTGCTGGCATAAAGACAACTGGTGGTGGTTCGGACACTTCAACCGAATCGGTTGTCGCTGCTCCTGAACAGCTCCGCAATGAGCTTTATCAGAACGCAGGTCTTGACAGCTTCATGGGTGTAAACATCTTAGAATTCAACGAGATGGGCAAAGGAGAGAAGTTTAACACTATCTTCGACACTGCCTCTGCCGCTGCAACCTATAAGACCTATGACGGTGCTAGAAACGCAGCGTTCGCAGGAGCAACTGACGAAATTATCGTTGGTGTTGATCGTACTCGCGATTCACTTATGCGTGTTGTTGCTACTGATCCAGATAGCAGCAGTGAGCTTAATCTTATCGCAGATGACCAGTATAGCGTTCGTCAGAACAAGATTGGTTACTACGGTCAGCTTGAAGAGGGACGAGTTGTTCTCGACAACCGTGTTCTCCTTGGACTTATTAAGGGAGGTTAATAACAACCCTTTCAATTATAAAGAAAGCCGTTCCTTCGGGAGCGGCTTTTTTTTGTAATTTATTAATTAAGTGTATATAATATTGTATGGCTAAAAAGAAAACAGCTAAAAAGAAAGAAGCCCCTTTCAAAGAAGTAACTACGGGGCAAGAAAAACCTGCTAAAAAAGGTCTTCTGGAAGAATTAGAAGAACTTAGAGAAAATGGAGAGACTAGTACGGCTCGTTACAAAGAGGTTATGCAAGAAGTCGAGGTTATTTTTGGTACTGGAGAAACCAACTCTTTTGGAACAAATGATATAGAAGTTCTTAAAGATAAGTTAAATAAAATGGGAAAAGCAGATCTGCAAGCTTTCTCTAGGAAAGTGGGAGTGAATCCTTACTATGATAAATCAGTTGTAAGAGATAATATTATTAAAGAATTTAATAGATATCAAAGCAGAGGTAATATTGCTACAGCGCCCCAACCAGTTCCAGCTATGCAGCTAGACCCAAATAATCCAGAACATAAAGAACTTCTTGATTGGTTAAATAGTTAAAATACTAAAAGATAGTGTAATACACTATATGCCGAACGTATTAGAAGACCTTGCTTCAGGAATCGTTGTCACAGAGTTTGACGGTGACACAGGAATTGCCACTGTATCTAATGTAAGTGGTTGGTTGTTTGAAAATCTTGGACAAGTCAATACCTATTTGTATACTAATTTCAGTGGAGCAGAAGCTTCAGGGACTTATGGTTTTATGGATATTGAGGCCCAAAGTGTATTAAAAGAACTATACCTTTCTAATTACTACAATAAGCAAGCGAGAAACGCCCTTAGAGGCATTACAACGTCCACTGCTAGTGGAGACAACGTATTGTCTCTACGAGACGGAGAAAGCGCTGTTACGTTCGTTAATCGCAATGAGGTGTCAAAAGTATACAGAGGATTAGCCAACGACTGCATGGATAGAGTCACACAGCTATCTGCACAGTATAATATATACCAAGCTCAACCTAGACAACTGGGTGGTATTGATGCCAGTGGAGTTGGCGTGACTTATATTTAATCTCTAAAGTAAAAAAGCCGCTCCCGAAGGAACGGCTTTTTTTAATTGGTTGAATAATTTTTAAACCGACACTGTTGATGCCCCACTCATGAATACTCCATGACTAGTGTCATTAGGACCACCAACAGAAGTGCTAAAGGTTAGATCTACACTCTTATTAGATCCAATTGATGAAGAGATAGACTCACTATCAAACGAGCAACCCTTTAAAGTGTAAAGAATTCCTGTTGCCCCACCATCAGTTTTAAGAGTTAGTGTAACATCTTTTTCCTGTTCATCATCTACGATGTCTGCCAAGTTTTGAGCAACTACTTCATTTACAATTGCTGATACACTAAGACTAGCAACGATTGGGAAATCAACACTACGAGCATAAGCAGATCTGCTCCCCAGACGCTCAAGAGTGCTTCGACTCATTGGAACACTAAGCGATGCGCTTTGAATATGCGCTCCCTCTGCATCATTGCCAATATCAACTAAAGTTTCACTTTCAAAATTACTAATTCCTATATTAATATTTCCTGGGCGAATAGCTGTAATAGTATTTCCTGTTTGTCCAGTAAGAGCGTTAGGTAGAGTGATATTATGATTAACAGCGTCTCCATTTACAGGGTCGATTGCTGGGCTTCCAATACTAGCAGTCGAAGAAAAAGAACGGATATTTAAAGCGTCAAAAGATACAGAAGCTGTAGGTATAGAACCAACAGCCATTTCTACAGAATAATCAGAAAGATAGCAGTTACCAACTCCAATTGCTGTGTTTGTAGCAGCAGCAGAAGATCTTGGTGGTAAATCTGCATCCGTTCCCTCTGGGGTGGTAAGGATGATTAAGTTTCTTCCAGATCCATCAGCAAGGTGACCAGAGACAAAGCCTCCAGCAGTAGATGCTTGACCGCCAGTCGCTACGAAGAAACCTAACGCTCTTTCAGTAAACCCATCAGTTACATAGTAGCTGCAATCTGCATTCACAGTTGGAGCGTCTAGTTGAATACTGTCGAGTTTACCAAGCTGACCATACTGGTTGATATCTTGGCGGTTAATTGAAAAACTATAGTTAGCGCTTTGTACACGCTCTAATTGTTTGTATCCATTCGCAAGGCTTGCGTCTTTGTTGATGAATAGTGCTTCTGATTGATAAATTACTCTGTTTCTGGCCATAATTAAAGATTCTTTCTTTTGTTTACAGTTTTATTATTAAAATGTGAAATTATTGGAATCTAAATCTGTGTTGATCTATATCGAAATCAATAAATCCGATATAAAGCTCATTAGCTAATTCTCTTCTTGTTCTATCGCTAAGTTTAGATGTTCTTACTTTATTAATATAAAAATTAATTTGTCCTGTATGATCGTCCGTTGTTCCTGTGTAGCTGTAAGTGTTTCCTTTTAGATCACCTAGTTCTGTTGTGGGGTAATCTGCCATAGGGATTGGAGTTATTGTTTCATCTATAGAGTCCATAAAAATAGATAAAACCCCATCTAACTGGTAAGTGTCTTCGGCTATGACTACAGCTTTAGCTTGGACTTTTGTTTCTTGCATACCGCCGAATGCATAAGGCTCATTCTCTGATTGAGAGGTAGATAAAAATATAGCTGGAACAACATCATCATATGGCTCTATGTAAGTAAGTGGGCCTGAAGGTAGCCTAGAGTTTATGGAATATTTGTTTTCCACTATTAGATCGTCCTCTGTGTCATTTGTTAAATAAACACTAAAATCTTTTACCGCAAATTCTCCTGTTATATTGGAGTCTGTCACAGAATTATTGATTAAAGCTCTTCCATTATCAAAATCTAGGACAACTCCGTCACTTCTACCAGAGAATGATCCATTAATAAAAACTCCAGAAGGGATAGTAGCGCCTGTTATGGATGAGTCTGTAACCCATTGTTTATAGGGGCTTCCATAAGCTTTGTAGTCGGAATCCAATCTAGAATCGTCGTAATAAAAAAATTGACCAGTAGTATTGGTGTAAGCTTCTCCGTGTTTAAGAAGAAAATTATCAAACCACAAAAAGAAAGATGTAGTTAATTTATGTTGGAATTGTTCTTTCATTTTAACTCTTCAAATCTTTTTTTATACTTATTTATAAAACTAGAGATATACGGTCTATTCTGGAACCTGCCCCCTCTCACTTTGTTTACACGCGATTGGACCGCTGCTCCCGATCTACCCCCTTCTTTCCTTAATAAATACCCTAATCCTGATAAACCCCTCTCTATTCCTTGCGCCCAACTCCTCCCTGTAGCCCAAGGTAAAGGGGTTATGGCAAAAATTTCTTCAGCAGTAGGCAAGAAGACGTTAAAGCTAACACCTATTTGATTTCCTTTTTTTAGTTCTTTATTATAAATAAAGTTTACATTTTCTAAAGAATTTAGTATTGGCGCTATTGGTTGATCTCCTTGATCAAAGCCTATAAAAGCAAACAAGTTACTGATTCCCCCCAATGTACCGCTTATGTTTGTGGATGTAGGGCCAGCCATAATTTCCATAGTAACAGGATCACTCAAAAACTCTTTTATCATTTCCTGTTTTATTTTTTTAAATTTATGTCTAATTATTTTTTCGGCATCTTTTCTAAGCTGTTTTGGAGCCTGTCTTTGTATTACTTGCCGAACATCTAGTGGTATTTTAGACATATTAATCAGTAGGGCTAAGTGTAAAAGTATAAAATTGATTTGATGTAAAACCCCGTGGTTGACCATCGCTTTCAATTATAAATTTTTGCCCATCGAATTCCACTCTACGAGCTTCGCTTAAATAATTATATCCATCTTCTTTGACTGTAATTTCTACAGTCCCAGCAGGAACAACTACTTTGTTTTGAGAGCCAGCTTGTTGGGATGGGCCGTCATCAGTTAAGTAAGAGCTGTCCATATCTTTGTAATATATTCTAGCAGTAAAACTTTGAGAAACTTCTGTGTATTCTACAGAGCTGTTCGAGCCAGTATTAGTTCTTCTATACAATGAGTTCCATGAAGAGTTAGAAGCTATTAAGGTTTTTTTAGCATTTTTATAAACAGTAATAGTCCTTGCAAAAGTGTTGTGCAAGGTATCTGCTAAATTTCTAACTTTTGATATTTGATCGTCTGATAAAAAACCTGCCATGTTGATTTTTACACTTTTATTCCTATAATAAGATAGGATTAAGGCATGGACGCAAAAAAAAGTTTAAATAAAAGGGCTGAATATGAAATTTCTAGCCTTTTTAAAGAAATGCTTTCTTTATTAGAGGACATGAAGGCTGATCATGATTTTCATTATGAAAAACTCTATGAGAATATCCCGAAGGAGCATCATAATGTCATAAATACAGCTAATCATTTTACTCCTCAAAAAGTCAATTGGATCAGAAAAAGAATTCTAGATCAAGGCAACGAATCTATTAGAAATTTGTATTCTGAATTAGATAATTATACAGTAAGTTTTACATTTAAATAAAGAAAAAGGTTATGGCATTCAAAGAATTATATTCATTCTCTATAGATGAGGAGAAAGAAGTCGAAAAGAAAAGCACTCGCAAGAATAAAAAAACTGGCGAAGAGACAACTATTACTAAGAAAGTAAAAGAGAAGTCTCCTGTTCAGATTAAATTAAAAAGACCTTCTAGGAGAGAGCTAGAGGAAGCGGAACTAGAATATTCCGTAGAAATGAGCCGTTGTGTTAAGAAGGGAATTCTCACAAAAGCTATGCTTTACAAGAAGTATAGCGACACTGGAGGCGTTTGGAGCGAAGACGATGCAGAAGATTACGGAAAACTTTATAAAGAAATCTTTGATATCCAAAATGAATATGTCCGATTGGAAAGTGTAGACAAAAAGACTGATAAGCAAAAAGAAAAACTCGAATCTTTAAAAGAAGATCTCGCTAAAACTAAAAGAAAAATAGTAGACGCTGAAAGTTCGATGCAGTCACTTTTTGATCATACTGCTGATACAAAAGCTCAAAATAGACTACTCTTATGGTATACTATTATGTTGACTCATATTCAAAGAGAGGATGATGAAGAGCCTATCGCTTATTTCAAAGGGGAAGAATTCGATGAAAAAATGGAAGACTATTATTCTAAAGAAGATGAAGCTTCAGATTTTTATGGAGCCGTTATCAAGAAAGTAACAACTGTCTTAGCTTTTTGGTTTTTCAACCAAGCTTCCACTCCTAAAGAATTTAACAAACTTATAGAAGATCTTGAAAAAGGTAAACTTTGAAGGAAGAGTTTTACATCTCTCTTGTAGGTGAAGCTTTTGATGGTTATACCAAAGCCTCATTTGAAGAGAAAGCTGTATACATAAAGCATGTAAGCATAAGAGATCAAAGATATCTCCATAATTATTATGAAAAATACAGAGAAATTGCTCTCTGTAAAGGATTACCATCAGAGGAATATCAATTACAATATGTTAGAGATGAAGGCATTTGGAACGATTCTGATGAATTAGCTATAGAAAACTTAAAATTTGAGATTAAAAATCTCAAACAAACAGCTAGAGCTGTATTCCTACAATCTCAAAAAGAAGACTTTTTAAACCAAGTAGGAGAAAAGTCTAAGGAGCTAATCGCTCTGCAAGAGAAAAGGAAAGAAATTGTAGGCCAAACAGCAGAGACTTATGCTGAAATTAGAAGCGGTGATGAAATATTAAGATTTTTATTGTTTAAAAATAAAGAATTAACAGATCATTTATATTCTGAAGAAGAGTTTGGCGAGTTAGAGTCTTGGCAAATTTTAAAATTGAGCGAAATCCACAGAGAGGTTCAAAAAAGATTAACTGACTCTACGATACAAAAAGCGGTTTTAAGGCCATTTTTTAGCATGTATCTTTCTTTGTGCGAAGATGTCAATGGTTTCTATGGTAAGCCGATAACCGAGTTAACTATATATCAATTAAGAGTGGTTCTTTTTGGAAGGATGTTCCATAACATATTCCAATATACTGAAAACATCCCAGATCATATTAAGGATGACCCTGAAAAACTGCTGTCTTATTCAGAGTCTCAAAGAAATGGTGACAAGAATTCTGGTGGTATAAAAGACGATGCAGATGCCTCTGCTGTTTTTGGAGCGACAAGAGAAGATATGCAGAATCTAAAAGCTCAAAAGGGAAATGTCTCCTTATCTGAAGAGGCAAAAAAGGCTGGTGGCAAGTTAGATATGAAACAAATGATGCGATTAGCTGGGCATGATGTGTAAATATTTGTGTAATTAAAGTAAAGGTTCACGGATATGCCATTACAATTACCAGCAGAATTTATAGGATTAGAGAAAAGCGCTGAAATTGCCGCTAAAAGAGCTGGCAGAAAATTACAGATAAATTTAGGCGCAAACGCGAAGAGCGTTGAGGGGCTTTCGCAACCTTTAGGAAGGATTACTGGTAAGGCAGACCAGTTTACCAAGTCTATGGAGGCAGCTAATGCCCGTGTGTTGGCATTTGGAGCTTCAGTGGGTGTGCTTTCGGCAGTTCAAAGAGGTTTCGCGGATTTAGTAAGAACAACTATCGAAGTAGAAAAATCTCTTGCTAGTATTAATTCCATTCTGGGAACCACTAACAAAGAATTAAATAACTTTAAGGGGACTATTTTTGATGTAGCTCGAAATACAGAGCAATCATTTGAAACAGTGGCGAACGCTGCTTTAGAATTAAGCCGACAAGGTTTAAAAGCAGAAGAAGTTACAAAAAGATTAAATGACTCTTTAGTTTTAAGTCGTTTGTCTGGGTTGGGCGCTGCTGAAGCGGTCGCTGGTTTAACATCAGCTATTAACTCTTTCAATTCTACTGGGATTACTAGTGCAGAAGTTCTTAATAAATTATCTGCTGCCGCTGTTTCGGCTGCTGTTTCAGAAAAAGATCTGATCGAAGGTATTAAGCGATCTGGTTCTGTTGCTATTCAGGCTGGTGTATCTTTTGATGAGTTGGTCGGTGTTATTACAGCCGTCCAAGAAAGAACCGCCCGAGGAGGAGCTGTTATAGGTAACTCCTTTAAAACAATTTTTACTCGTATTCAAAGTCTCGACAAGCTTGAGACGATGCAAAATCTTGGCGTTGAAGTTACTGATGCATCAGGACAAGTTTTAAGTGCGACCAAATTAATTCAAAATTTAGGAAAGACTTTAGAGACTTTACCTGACGCTAAAAGGTTGCAGATTGCAGAGAATCTAGTAGGTAAATTCCAGATCGCTCCTTTCTTAGCTATTCTTGAAGATTATAATAGAGAAACTTCTACAGCTATTAAGGTAACTGAAATTGCTGGTAAAGCCACCAATGAAGCTTACAGTCGTAATATAGCTTTAAATCAAACTTTATCTGCCGTCCTTAATGAGACTACTATTAATTTAAAAGAGTTAGCTAACACTTTAGGAGAAATTGGTGTCACAGATAATTTAAAAAGTATTCTAGACTTTTTTAGTAATATTTTTGGTAAAGTGAATGAACTGCTTGGGGACGGAGAAGAGACAGGATCTGATTTCGCCAAAGGAATAGTAAAAGGTATAGGAGGTGTCATTGCTGGACCTGGGTTAGCTATCTTTGGAGCTATCATTCTAAAGCTTACTGCGGATTTAGCGAAGTTCGGTATTGGTTCTTTAAAAACTTTCTTTGGTCTTAATACAGCAGCAAAACAGCAAGCTACTCTACAAGGACAAATAGCATCCACTCTTTTAAGCAATAAAGGCGTACAAGATGCAATACTAAAAATAGAGAACTCACAAGTAAGTGCTGAACAAAAAAAAGCACAACAGACAAAATTTTTTACGACTGCTCTTAATGAGCAACTCGGTATCATGCAAAAAATGCAAGGTATAGCGACTAGAGTAGCTCCTGGAGTTATGCGTGGGACTAGAGGAGGTCGAGGAGCTGGAGGTTACATACCTAACTTTAATGCAATTGTCGGTTATGGATCAGAACAATCTGATATAAATCGCGGTGTAGGTGGAGCGCCTAAATCCGCTAAACCTGTTACTATACCAAACTTTAATTTTGGCGGCGGTCAAAAGGGAACGATGGTGGCAAACAACAGCGAGTATATGGTTCCTAATTTTGCTGGAACTGGAGGATCTGCTATATTTAACCAAGATATGGTTGCTTCAATGGGTCTTCCTGCTGGAGCGAGAAAGATAGGGGCTGCTGGAGGATACATACCTAACTTTGCTAAAGTAGTAAAAACTGATGCTGCTGGTATGATTGTGCCGCAAAGACGGCCTGGGCAGACAAGGGGTCAGGGAACTTTTGGAAAAGGAAAAAATGCTGTCACTTATAATTTTCCAATTTTTGGTATTGATGCAGCAGGAGAAAAAGCCCGAGAAGAAAAAGATCTAAAAAGAGTAGTCGGAAAATTTGCTATAGGTTTAGCGAATAGAGAAGCCTTGTCGATGACTGGAGGTAGACCGAAAGCAGAAAAAAAACAGACACTTTCAAACCAAGGATCGATAGGTAGTTTATCTGGGGCTATTTTTGATACAGCATTAAGTGGTATAATAAAAAGTAAAGATTTTGATTTTGGTGAAACAGCTACGTTTGATTATGTAGGTGCATCTGCGATTAATAGTATCGGAGATATATCTCCAGCTTTAAAGAAAACTAATATTAAATTTTTAGATGCGAAAATAGGAGATAACTCTGGCACTAGAAATAGCATGGCTAAGAAAATATTTAGTTATTTTGGTGCTTCTGCTACTGGTAAATCAATTAGTGGAAAAGGGATAAAAGAGTTGCAGAACGCTAGCGGAGGCAAAGGACAAAAAGAAATTTTGGGTAAGCTAAATATGGGGAGATTAAAAGCAGCTTCTGGTTACATTCCAAATTTTGCTTCACCTCTCGAAGACGCTATAGGAAGAGAAAAAGCCGCAGGTCTTCCAATCAATCAAATAAGAATAAATCAAGATCCAACATTAAGAAATTCTGGAAACCCAATGGGTCTTGCTGTAACTAATACTCGCGATGAGCCTACTGGAGCTATACCAAACTTCGCTAGAAGATCTACAGAATTAGGTTTTGGTAAAAATCCGACATCTAAAATTAGAAGACAAGGTAGTTTCGGTGCTTTTGATAAATCAACAATTCAAGCTCAAAAGGATTATACAAAATCTCTTAAAGATTCTACTAATCAAAGTAATCAAAATGTAAAAGGTCAAAGGGATATGTTAGGTGGAATCTTCGCCGCCCAAATAGCTATGTCTGCTTTGACAGGAGCGACTTCAGGAGCAACAGAAGGGTTTAGCCTTTTCGCGAATAGATTAACTAAAGGTTTATCTGGAGTCACAACAGCAGCTTTTGCAGGTAGTGCTTTAAAAAGCTTTGGAGATTCTATGACAAACGCTCAAGGAAAAGTAAGTGGATTCGGAAAAGCGCTTGGTGTGGCAGGTATAGTTGGAGCTGCGCTTGGAGCTACTGTATCGATGTTAGATGCTTTTAAGAAAATGGGCGAAGATTCCTCTGGAATTACAAAAGCTAATAATTTAGCACTGGCAAAAATGGCAGACGCTGCGAATAATGCAGCTATTTCTTTAAATACTTTGACAGAGGTTCAAAAAGTCGAAATAAATGAGGCGCTGCGTGAAGCATTCGGAGGAGATACTGGCACTCTTGGTTCAGTTGGGGTCGCAGCAGCAGGAATGTTCAGTTTTGGAGCTAAAGAGTTTGGTCACGGAGATTTATTTACTCAAGCAGAAATAGAAAACCAAGCTGCTGGTACAGTTCAAGTAACTCAAACTGAACAAGCAACAATAGCAAAAAACGCAGCACAAGCTGTCGCTGCTATGATTCAAAACGACGGAATAAGTATAGAAGATGCTATTGCAAGAGTCGCCTCAATTGTGAGAGAAGAAGCTGGTAGAAGTCTTACCGAAGGAAAAGCTGATGAAGATTTTACAGGTAAAGAAGGCGGTTCTGGTCTTGAGGAAGGAGCATTAATCGCTAACCAGAAAGAAGTTGCTGCTATCAATGATAGATTATTAGGTGTTTTCGAAAAACAAAATAAAGAAAAAAAAGAAGCTATAGAAGCAGAATTAAAAGCAAAACAAGCAGCCGATGAGAAGTTAAAAGCGCAACGATTTGCTGATAGGATAGCTTCTAGTGCTGCGAAAGAAAGAATTAGAATGGCCGTTGAGCTTGCTAAACTTAACGAATCGGCTTTAGATAAAGCTAAAAACGATTTGGCTTTCAAAAAAGCTTCCGAAGGTTTAAGTGATTCAGAGATAGCAAGAGAACAAGCTAAAATTAAAGTATTGGAAGCTCAAAATGAATCAAGACAAAATACTTTAAGTAATGTGACGAAATTAGTTGATCTTACTGGTGAGCTTACAACTAGGACTGACTCCGTGGTAAATTTAGAAAAATTAATAGAACGATCTTCTAGAGATGGAGTAATAAGTGAAGGAGAAAGACAAAGTATACTCAAAGCTACCAATAAAGTATTAGAGGAAAACACTTCAGAAAATAATGATCAATTAATTAAAATTAGAAATAATATAGGATTAAGCGAAAAACAATTAAACATACAATTAAAAAGATTAGAAAACGAGAAAAAAATTACTGCCGAACTATTGAGACAAGAAGAAATAGAATTTGGTGAATCTTCTGACTTAGATTTAATAGAAACAAAGAAATCTAATGAAGTTTTAGATCCTTTATTAAGGAAACAAGCTCGAATCCAAAATAGAATAACAAATAGAGGTTTAGGTTTACAAACTGGATTCTCGCAAGAGCAAATAGCTCTACAAAATGCTAATGATAATATAGAATTAGCTGGCGTTACAAATCAAATAGCACAGCGCAAGCTGTTCGAATCGGCTCGCGATGAAGCGGCTACTCAATTTGGTTCCTTATTCGAAAGACAGGGATTAGCTGATGGGCGAAAAGGAAGCACTGAAGCTAGGCGTTTTTTCGATGATAACAATATAAACACTGTAAAGAAACTATTAGAATTTTTTGATTCTAAAGACCTTGACGAATTCAAAGGTATAAACAAAAAGTTTTTTGCTAGCCTAGAAGAAGGAGGAAGAGCGGATGTAATTGAAAAATTAAAAATAGATCTACAACAAAACCAGCAAGCCACAACTGAAAATGCAAAGGCTGCGTTAGCTTCAGCTAACGCAACAAGAGCAAACACAGATGCTGTTAAAGGTTTACCTGACACTCGATTCTTACTACAAGATCGAGCTAAAGCTTTAAGAGATTCTAGAGTAGGTAACTTATTAGAATCGCAGTTGTCTACTGATGCAGCTACTAGGTTTAAAGGAGGATTAGCAGACAGGAACTATAAAGAAAGATCTAAGCTTATGAAAGATGGGGATGTCGAGGGTTTACGACTTCTTAATGAAGAAGAGGAATTTTCAGGTCAGATAATAGACGCATCAGCTCAATTTGCCCAAAACATAGGGCAAGCGATGACAGACGCTATCGCTAAAGGAGAAAGTTTGGGTGGTTTATTGAGAAGTGCTGCTGCGGATTTCTTCGATACTTTATCTCAAGCCTTAATGCAAAAGGCTGTAAATAGTATGATCGGAGAAGGAGCGGGATCAGGAGGAGGATTTTTGGGTAGCATATTGGGTTTTGGTGGTTTTGAATTCAAAAATTCTGGAGGTAAAGTTAATGGAGGATCTGGAGTTAGAGATGATGTTCCAGCTCTTTTGACTGGTGGAGAGTTTGTCATGAAAAAAGGAGCTGTTCAAAAATATGGAGCAGGTTTCATGTCGGCTCTTAACGAAGGGCAAATACCCATGATGAATCGAGGGGGTTTGTTTACCCCAGGAACTTATGGTCAAGGAGAAATGAAGGGTAAGAAAAATCTTTTAGATTTTGCGACTCAATCTTTCACAACTGGAGCTTTTGATTCTGTTTCTGGTGGGGCTGGATTCGCATCTGTTGCGCTAGAGCCTCAAAGCGCAGCCCTTACGATGTTTGGACGTAGGAACAGCCCACAGTTTGCACAAGAGCAAGCAAGCAAAAGGTCAGCATTTGGATTATATGTTCAACAGGTAAACAAAGAAAAGCAAATGCGAGAGCAAGAGAAGCAAGCTAACAAAGCTTTGCTAGGTTCTATAGCATCCTTCGCTATATCCTTTGGTTTGAATGAAATGTTTAGTGGTGGTAAAACAGCAGACTTATCTAATATAGGGGGCGGTTCACCAAATTTAGGATCACATGGTAGGAGCGCTACAGATCGACCTGTTGGAATGCAACCTTATACTTTGAACAATGCTCTCCCTAATCCCAATCTTAATTTAGCATCTAATCCAGATGGCACATTCACTATGTTACCCCAACTTAGAAGAGCTACAGGAGGATCTATACCTTATGCAGCGGGAGTAGATACTGTTCCTGCCATGTTATCAGGAGGAGAGTTTGTTATGAACGCAGCAGCGACCCAAAAGATAGGTAAGGGTGCATTATCCTCTATGAATTCTGGTGGTGGTGCTGAAAATGGAGGAGCTGTCATAAACAAGCTCGATGAATTAATTTCTGTTTCTGATAACCAAGGAGAAACTGTAATTAACATCACTGTAAATTCAGATGGAACATCTAGTGAAAATGGAAACGCAGATGAAGAAAATACAAATCTTGCAGGAAGAATAAGAGATGTTGTCAAACAAGTTATTGATGATGAAAAGAGACTAGGAGGATCTTTAAGACAAGCTAAAGCATAATGTATGACACAACTTTAAATTACGACTGCCACTTCTTTATATCAGGAGTGGATGGAAGTCCATCACCGAGAGAGCTTTCGGGCATAGAAAGTCTTGATATAGGGTATTCGAATAGCAGTAACGTTTTAGCTCCTTTAGGATCAATCCGTGGTTTAACAACAGTAGGCGGCGCTACAAATCAAACGGTTTCTTTTTCTAGAAATCTGATTTATGAAGACCCTATTTTAGATTTTACAGGCGCATCTGAAGTTATGAAAGGAAGTTTTAATTATAATAATAATGCTTCTTATGGGTTTACTGATGGATATTTATCTTCTTATTCCGTCAATTGTGCTGTCGGAGCTATTCCTAAAGTTAACACATCATTTACTGTTTATGATGAAATGAAAAGTGGTGTAAACGCTAGTGGGACAATAATTGGTTTTGAAACTCCTATTTACATACCAAGCCAAGGATCTATAACTGCAACCTGTGATAATAGCACAAGTAATAGAGTTATTGGTTTTGATTATTCTTTAACTGTAAATAAAAAACCTTATTATAGTATTGGTTCTGAAACTCCAACAGAGGTTAAACATATAAATCCAATTCAATATTCTGCTTCAGTTCAAATGGAAGTAGACGATATATTTTTACAAAGCGGTTTTGATTTTTTAAATACAAGAGAAAATAAAAGTGTTTCTTTTTCTATTAAGGGTAAAAATGGTAACACTTTACAAAATCTAACAATACCTAATGCATCTCTTGTTTCTGAACAATTGACATCTAGCTCTGATGGGGCAGTTCGTTTAACACTTAACTATATAGGAAGCCAATGAGCGAAAGTTTATTTTATAATAGAGACAACAATATCTCTGGAATTAGCGTTCCTTCTACTATTCGCTTGTTAAATCTTACTCCTGTTTATGGATCGCAAGTTAACTTCGAAGCTACTAATCATAGTTATAATACTGATGATTTTTATTACAATTTAGTTCCTTATTCAGTAAATAGTTTAACTGCTCAATTTAATGTAAGGTATGATGTAAATGAAACTAATGCTCAAAGATTAGCTGTATTTTTTGAAAATCAATCGGGTGTAGAAGATATTCCTTTCACTCCTGATTCTTCAAATATATATAAAACAGTAACAGGTTTTTGTAATAATTATGCTATTAATTTTGTTAATAATCAACACTATGAAGTAGCATCGACTATAAGCGTAGATCATGCTCCTACTTTATTAAAGTGGTCAGGTATGGGCTGCTTTGCTAACTTGGATTTTAATGGTTGGACACCTAGTTCGACTTATAAAGAATATAACGTTATATATTCGGGAATAAATCAAAATAAATTAGATAATTTTTACTATTGCACTGGAGATCATACTTCCACTGAAGCCAATAGTCCTACAGGAACAAATTCAATGTGGAGTCAAAAATTCTTTTTTGAACCAGACATCGGGACACAAAATAATGTAGTTATAAAAGCAGATGTTCTTGAGTATAAAAATTCATTTAAACAAAGGATAAAAACAAATGACAACATCTCTACTTTTGATATCAGTTATACTTTTAGTAATATTTCTGATTCCCAAACCAAAAGCATGATTCACTTTTTAGAAAACAAAGGTGGTTACAGAAGATTTGAACACCAAATACCTTCTGTTTACAACAGACCAAAAGTTTACTATTGTCCGAAATGGACGCACACTTGGAACTATGTCAATTCTAATACATTGACCGTGGATTTTGTAGAAGACCCTTTGGGTGTAATTCCAACAGGAACATAAAATGAGTAGAGGAGTATCAATAAAAAGCCCAAACGCTGCTGTATTTGTACAAAACGGACCATCTTTTTCTGAATTGAATTTAGATGTTGTTTTGTATAAACTGGTTCAGAATTTTAGTTATTCCGTTAGTTTTCCTAGACAAGAATTAAAACAATTAGGCACTCAAGATTTATCTCTAAAAGAGATGACACAACAGCCTGATGTGCAGTTGAATTTCACTTATATACCAGAACTTTCTTTTGGAAATGAAAATCATGGCAACTTTAAAAGTGCTGCATTAGGAACTTCAACATATCGAAATATGTTTTCAGGTGTTTCTGAAAGAGCGACAAACTTTTATGTAGTTAACACTCCTGAAACTGGGAATATTGATGCTTTTGATTCTATTAAATTTAACGAAGATCCTTTCGATTTAACAGGATTTGATTGTATGGCTTTCGGTAATTGTTTTCCTGTTTCTTATAGTTTGTCTTATGGGATAGGAACATTGCCTTCTGTGTCTACTAGTTATATTTGTTCTAATATGGTTTTCGAGCACTTGACAGGAACTTCTATGGAAATGCCCTCTATTAATTTAACTGGAGGAAATAACGATAATGTCGGAAGGTCTTTATTTCAAATTGATCCGCAAACAAACAGCGATAGAAATCCCCCGATAATTAATCCTACAGATCCTCAAAGCAGCGTTACTTTGCAAAATTTGCAAGTAGGAGGACAACGCTTATCTGGTATACATTTTATACAAGCTGTAGATATGCAAGTCTCACTGCCTAGAGTTTCATCATATGGATTAGGTAATGATTTTGCTTATAACAGAAAAGCTCAATTCCCAGCTCAAGGAACTTTTTCAGTTTCTTCTTTAGTCTCGGGATTTGATGAGGGTTTTGTAACAGGCGTTTTAAGCGATGACAGAAAATATGACTTTGAGTTAGTATTGGCTTCTGGAGACAAAAAAATGATATATGAAATCCAAGAAGCTAAACTGGACTCTTATAATTATGGAATGCCCATAAACGATAAAATGACTTTTGACGCAAGTTTTAGTTTCACAGTCACAGAAGAGAAAGGGTTAAGGTTTAGCGGAAGCACTTATTAATCGTAATCGATTTTAATATTTTTGCTTTCGTAACCTTTTTCTTTAATTCTGTTCGGATGTTCTGCGCCTTTACGTTCCTTTTTGTAATTATCGTAGAACTTTTCCTTTACTGGATCTAAGCCCCCAGATTTTTCTGCTCTCTTCGCACTCAATTCAGCAGACAGGTCCATCATATCGCCTATAGTGCCTTTTTTGTTGTGAGTAGCGTCAATGTATTGTTGATTATTAAAAGGGTCTATAGAGCTATCTATGGATGCGTGGGGGACGGTCCAAACCCTCCCCCACTCTACACCAAATTCGTCTATATATATGTGTTCATCATTCATCCTTTGAAACACCTCGCGGTGTTCATCTGTATCAGGATGTTTATAAACATATAAAGACATTATTTTATATCTATTTTTTTTGCCTTCGCAATTGCCTTTTTAGGTAGAGTTATTTTTAAAAGACCATTCTTCAATAAAGCAGAGATGTGGTCCTCTGCCACTAAATCATATAAGAACAACTGGTATGATTTTTGTCTTTCTTCAGTTTTAGCATCTACCGTTAGGATATTATCTGTTACTTTAATATCTATGTCTTTCTTACAGAATCCAGCTAATTCGAACTCTGCCGCATAGACATCTCCCGAGTCTTTAACTGGGTGAGTTTTAGTAGTTTTGCTAATATCGTTAAGAATGTTGTTAATTAATGTATTCATAGTTATTTATTTAACATTTATTATGCCATTCTATTCTTCCCCAAAAACAAGGGATAAAATAGCTTCAGTAGTTTTCTTATACGTCATATTGTCCCCCATTTTGACACCCTCTGTGTTAACCTGTCCTACTTTAGATTCAGCTTTTTCCATAGCGGAGACAGCTTCATCTTCAGACCATGTATAAAAAACACCATTGTTGAAATCATTTTGTTTAGTAAAAAATACTCCGTCTTCACACGGTGTTGTTCCAGATGATTCAATCAAGATTGAGTTTTCTTCAGTAGCCCAATCTTTGTGAGATGTTTCATTTAAAACCACACTCCACTTACCTAAACAAGTAGCATTGAAAGCTGGTATGTTCCAACCTTCTCCTCCAGATAAACCTGTGAGGTCAATATCTATAGCATTTAAAAACTCATTTACTTCAGAATTCTTAGCTAATCTTGGAATGATGTTTAGATTGTTGTAGTTTACCCCTTGTGTGACATCATTCCAAACTCCTTGCATTTGTTCTTGATTCAAAAAGGGATTGTTTACACAACAGGAAAGTTGATACTTGGGATCGTTACCATACTTTTTTAACCAAGTTTGTATAATTTTTTTAGTATGTTTTCTGTTCTCATATTTACCCATGAGACCAAAATGTATGACATCTTTTAGATATTCTCTCCCAGTGATATGAAAATCTTCATCAAAACCAAGAGGGATAAATTTAGTATTTGCAAGACCTTTGTCTTTAAAAAGATTTTCAGCATATTTAGAAGAAAAGATAATAGTGTCTTGAAGACCAGCTATCTTGATTTCTAATTCTGTAGGTTCGCTACATTCATAAAATGAAAACAAATGTTGATCTTTAGTCTTTCTGTTTTCAGAACCATTTAAATGCCATAATTTAAAGGTGGGTGTTAATTTTGAAATTAATCTCCATCTGTTGTTTACAGCATCTTCAATATATTTTTTAAGATCATCATTTACATCAAAAGCAGATAAATCTGGGTCACCTGTTGGAAAGATGCCCAGATTTACTTCTAGCTTATGAAGCTCTCTGATAATGTTAAAACTAACATTACCAAAGCTCAAACTATTTAAGGGAGCTTCTAATATTAAATTCATTAAAATGGAACATCGTCACCTTGAACATCTTTAGAGCCTCCGTCTCCGTCTCCCTCTCCCTCGGACTTTTTAGAACTCAAAAACTGAAGATCTTTTCCACGAACAAAGTATTTACTGAATTTTTTACCATCCTTTTCCCAAGATGACATGCAGAGTTCTCCATTCACAATAAACTCTCTACCTTTTGACAAGTATTTTTCAGCAATCTCTGCTGTCTTGTCCCAATATTCAACATCTACGAAACACTTAGTTTTTGCATTAGATGTGGAGATACCAGCTCTTAGGCTGACTACTTTTTTACCATTATTGGTGGTTCTTACTTCTGGGTCTTTAACCAGATATGCTGCGGCTGTAATAGAATTATACATAATTTGCTTCTTTTTTTACTTTGTTAATAAATTTGTTGTGAATATTGATACACCCTTGGATGCTTAAGTCAAGATTTTCTGCTATAGATCTCCAAGGGGTGAGTTTATTATTAGCCGATCCATAACGCATGTCAACTATTTTTTTAACTCTTTCGTCTTCTTCGCTTTCCAAACACTTTTCAAACACATCTAAAGCCTCTTCTTTGTTGATATCTCCTATAAAAGAATCACAACTAGGCTCTATGTAAGTATTCTCATCGTCGATAAAATATTCCCTATTTTTCTTCTTCTTGTTCAATGCGTTAAGACATTTCCACTTAGTTTGGTTGGCCAAATGAGTAGAAAATTTAGTATTCCTCGAAGGATCGTAGTTCAAAGCAGAATCGTAGATTGTCATTTCTTTATCCTCGACAATTAAATTTTTATCCAAGACACATTGAGGACTCGACATGAAATGGTTCACCATCGTGTGAAATATTCCAGAATGTCGATCTACCAGAGCTATAAGGCTTTCCTGATCGGCATTATCGTCTTGTATTTTAGAAATTAGTGTCAGATCGCTTTCCACTGAACCAATTCTATCATCTGTATTTCCTTTTTCCACAGAAATTAAAAAAATCTGATTATATTTTATAATATATTTATAAAACGTATACGATACAGTATAACGTTTACTTTACCTATAACGTAATAGGTAAGAATTACGTTTATCCCGTTTCACGGTTATTATACTTCTTCTTAATTGTTTGTCAACAAAAAAAATTTTTTACGAAATGTTGTATTTGAGCTTGCCTTCGATCAGGACTAAGTGTAAAATCTTGTAACCATGATTTTTGAAGAACAAGTATCGAGGAAGCCCGATCATTACCCTTGGGCGCAGGAGTTTATTGAGGCAATGCACAACGGTTTTTGGACCGATAAGGAATTCAGTTTTAGTAGTGATGTTCAAGATTTTAACGTGAATTTATCACCAGATGAAAAAGAAATGGTAATTAGAACCCTGTCTGCCATTGGTCAGATCGAAGTAGCTGTCAAAAAATTCTGGAGCAAACTCGGGGACAATTTACCACACCCGAGTTTAACCGACTTGGGATATGTTATGGCTAATATTGAAGTTATCCATAATAATGCTTATGAAAGACTGTTGAAGGTTTTGGGGTTAGAAGATATTTTTGAGAAAAACTTGGAGCTTGATTTTATTGAGGGGAGAGTTAAATATCTCCGTAAGTATAACCACAAATTTTACAAAGATTCAAAGAAACAGTATGTTTATTCTATCATTCTGTTTACCCTGTTTGTAGAAAATGTATCTTTGTTTAGTCAGTTTTACATCATCAATTGGTTCAACCGCTACCGCAATGTGTTGAAGGATACTGGCCAGCAAGTGAAATACACTCGTAATGAAGAGAATATTCACGCTCTTGCTGGTATTAAAATCATTAACACTATTCGCAGTGAGCATCCTGAACTTTTTGATGATGAGTTAGAAGAAAGAATTGCTAGTGAAGCTAAAGCTGCTTTTGTAGCAGAAAGCCAAATTGTTGATTGGATGATTAATGGCTTTAATGAGAAAGGATTGAATGCTGATATTCTTAAAGAGTTTATAAAAAATAGAATTAATGACTCTTTGGAAAAAATTGGTTTTCATTCGGCGTTTGATGTTGACACTTCATTGTTGGAAGATACAATGTGGTTCGAAGAAGAATTGATGGGCAATAATGCCACTGATTTTTTCCACTCAAGACCAGTGGAATATTCAAAAAATTCTCAAACATTTGACGCTGACGATCTTTTCTAATGAAAAAATATAAATGGCTTAACAAGGATGCCCGTGACTTCTTAAAAAGAGGTTATCTCCAAACTGGAGAAACTGCTGAAAAGAGAGGTGAAGATATTGCAATATCTGCTGAAAAATCTCTTAAGATAAAAGGTTTTGCGGATAAATTTGAGGATTACCTTTCTAGAGGTTTTTATTCTTTATCTAGTCCTATTTGGGCTAACTTTGGAAGAGAGAGGGGATTACCTATATCTTGTAATGGGGTGTATATTGAAGACCGCATGGATGCTATCCTTGACAAGCAAGCTGAAGTCGGTATGCAAACCAAACATGGGTCAGGAACATCAGCTTATTTTGGAGACTTAAGATCTAGGGGCGCAGATATTTCTGCTGGGGGAACATCCAGTGGTCCTATTCACTTCATGGAGCTTTTCGATAAAGTTACATCTGTTGTTTCTCAAAGTAATGTCCGAAGAGGATCTTTTGCTGCTTACCTACCGATAGACCATCCTGATATTTCTGAATTTCTTAGGATTAGATCAGAGGGTAACGCTATCCAAGAAATGTCATTTGCTGTCTGTATCACTGACGAGTGGATGAGGTCTATGATTGAAGGAGATAGGAAAAAACGTTCCACTTGGGCTAACGTAGTCAAAAAAAGATTCGAAACTGGTTACCCTTATATTTTCTTTACAGATACTGCAAACGTCAATGCTCCCAAACCTTACAAAGATAAAAAACTTAAAATTCACGCCTCTAATCTTTGCAGCGAAATATTCTTGCACTCATCTGAAGAGGAGTCTTTTGTTTGTTGTCTATCCTCACTAAACTTACTGAAGTGGGATGAAATTGTAGAGACTGATGCTGTAGAAACTTTAACTTACTTTTTAGATGCAGTTATGGAGGAGTATATCCAAAAAACCAAGGATATCCCCTTCATGAAAGCTTCTCACAATTTTGCAAAAAAACAAAGAGCTTTAGGATTGGGTGTTTTAGGTTGGCATTCTTATCTGCAATCAAAAATGATTTCTTTCGAAAGCATGGACGCTAAGTTTTTAAATTCTGAAATTCATAAAACTATTTCACAAAAATGCGACAAAGCTACAAAAGAATTAGCTGTTTTATTTGGGGAGCCAGAACATCTGGAGGGATATGGGCAAAGAAACATGACAACAATGGCTATAGCTCCTACGACCTCTAGTTCATTTATTTTAGGACAAGTTTCCCCTTCTATAGAACCCTTAAACAGTAACTATTTTACAAAGGATTTAGCTAAAGGTAAGTTCACATACAAGAACCCTTACCTAGAATCCTTGTTAGAAGAGAAGAAAAAGAACACCCAGACTACTTGGAAATCTATCCTTATCAAAGGAGGCTCTGTCCAGCATCTAGATTTTCTTTCAGATGAAGAGAAAGCTGTATTTAAAACTTTTGGAGAAATCTCTCAAAAAGAAGTTGTGATTCAAGCAGCCCAAAGACAAAAATTTATTGATCAAGGACAAAGCTTAAATGTTATGGTATCTCCAAAATGCCCACCGAAACAGGCTAGTGAATTGCTTATATTCGGTTGGGAACAGGGCGTAAAAAGCTTTTATTATCAAAGGAGTGCAAATCCTAGTCAAGAATTAGCAAGATCTATACTAAATTGCTCTTCTTGTGAGGGATAATATTCATTTTTAATATTTAAAAGTGTAATAAATTCTTGATGGAATACGACTTTTCAGACCAAGCAAAAAACTTTTTAGAAAGCCAGAGCGCTAAACGTAAAGGTCCACGCAGTTCTGCTCAAACTCCCGCAAAACCCTCGGAGCGTAAAAAGGGATCTAAAAAGAACCCTAAAGGTTCCGCAGGTGGAGACAAAAAAGCTCCATCTATTACTTTTTCTGAAAAAGTTATTACTGCCCTCAAGAATAAAGTCAAAGAACATAACGAGAAATATTCTAAAAAAGTCACTCTTGGCCAACTTAAAAAGGTATACAGGAGAGGTTCGGGTGCGTTTTCTAGCAGTCACCGTCCTGGAAAAAGTAGAGGTCAGTGGTCTATGGCTCGCGTAAATACATTTTTAAAAATGGTGCGTGGAGGTAAAGTAAAAGAATCTTATAGAGCTGCTGATGGCGACATTGCTAGAGGAAGTGAAGATTACTACAACGAGGAACATGGAGAGGGTTATGTTGACTACAATGAATTAGATTTTGGTCTTGCTAAAATAGATCTCTTAAAAGCTGGTGCTACCGAAGAAGAGATGAATCAAGAGATAGAAGATTTAGACTACTCTGAAGCAGAAAAAAAAACTTTAAATAAACCTTTTCGATTACCTTCTGGTTCCAAAAAGAAATTTGGAGTTTATGTAAAAAACCCCAAAGGTAATATAGTCATGGTAAAGTTTGGTGATCCTAATATGGAAATCAAGCGAGACGATCCCGCTAGACGCAGAAATTTCAGAGCGCGTCATAAATGTGACTCAAACCCAGGACCGAAACATAAGGCTAGATATTGGTCTTGCAGATTTTGGAGTAAAAAGCCAGTTAGCAAAATGACTTCTAGTGAAGCTTTGGCTTGGGATGATGAAGAAGTATTAAGCGAATGGGGTTGGGATGATTCTGAATTCGAGGAATATCATGATTTTTTAGATGCTTATCCATTTCTTAACGAGGTCAAGATATCTGTTGAAGAAGAAGGTTTATAGGATATAATCATGCATTTGCATGAGAGTATTATTTATATCTGACTTCACACTCGAACAAAGACAAGGTGGCGCTCAAGTAAGCAATAAATTGCTTATAGATAAAGGCAAAGAGTTGGGTCTTGATATAAAAGAACATCATCACAACTCATCAGTTACTGATTTCCTATCGTCTTATGATTTAGTGGTTAATTCTAATTTAGAAGCTATTAGTAAAATAACTCCTCCAAAAATACCTTTGATTATTAAATCTCCTAATTCTGTTAGGTTGGAGCATGACTCTTGTAGTTATTTAGACAATGACACAAGAAAGCTTTTGTTTTCTAAATCTAAAAAGAATTTTTTTTTAAGTAATTATCATTACAATTATTTTAAACATTTGTATGGGGATTACTTTCACAATGTAGAAATTGTCTACGACCCTATCGACACTTCTAAGTTTAAAAAATCGGACCATGAAAAAACATATGATGTGGTTTATTGTGGTTACTTACATCCACTTAAAGGTTTAAACAACTTACTTCGGTTCGCGAAGCAACATACAGATAGGCAAATTGATATTTTTGGATGGGGAGAACTTTCTCCTCAAGAAACTTTTAAAGGTTATGATAATATTAAGTTTAATGGTGAGGTAAAATATGAAGAAATTCCTTCGATATTCCAATCAGCGAAAGCTATTTTTCATCAACCTATAGTAAATGAACCATTTTGCAGAATGGTAGGCGAGGCGATTTTATGCGGTGTGGAGGAAATTATAGGTGACAAATCAAAAATAGGAGCCTACATTGAATTCAATGATGTTGGTTATGAAAACTTTAGAGACGGCTGCGAAAACGCTCCATCTATATTTTGGGAAAGGGCTTTAAAATGAATTTTGTTTGTGGAACTTATTTTAAGCATCAATGCGGCTTACAGTTAACGGATTATAAAAATGCCAGAGATTCTGTTTTTGTTAATTTCCAAAATGAATATTTAGACAACAATCTTGTATTTTGCAAACCCGAATATCTAAGTTTATTAAATACTTATTTAAAAATAGGTTCTGTGAAAATCCCTGATGTATTTGATCTAGTTACCCATAATTCTGACATTAATTTTGGCGCTCAAGAGATTGATTATGTATTAGATTTATTCCCAAATATTAATAATTGGTATACTCAAAACTTAACGTTTAATCATCCTCAATTAAAGCCTATTCCTATAGGAATCGCTAATCCTAAATGGTCTCATGGTAATCAACCAAGGTTTCTTGAGATTATGGAGGAGAATCAAGATAAGCAGAATAAAGTCTATGTTAATTTTAATGTCTCTACCAATCCTCCAGCCAGACATGATTGTTTAAATAAAATATCAGATCAATACCGTCCTCAAAATAAAAAAAATTATCCCAATGCGGCCTCGATACAAGATCATGACGATTTTGTGGAATCCACTCAAAAAGATTATTTAAGAAGTATAGCTAAATCTTACTTCACAGTTTCTCCTGTGGGTAATGGTTTAGATTGTCATAAAACTTGGGAAGCCATCTATATGAAAAGTGTTCCTATCGTCACTAGATGGCATGGGGTAGAAAAGTTTAAAGAAATGGGAATACCTATTCTAATCATAGACGATTGGTCTGAATTAAAAGACTTAGATCTTTCAGAAGACAATTATAAAAACATATGGGGAGATTTTAATGTAAATTCTCTTAATTTTAATTTATTTAAATAATGAAAAGTAGAAGCAGAGAATCGCACGATAATACTATGTATAATTTGCATGGTTTAGAATTTTGGGAAAAACATAACAAAGAACATATTGACCAAGCTTTTGATAATGAAGAGTTAAAAGTAGGCCGACTTTTGGAAAAAAATCCATCCATAAGAAAAAATGCGATAGATATAGGAAGCGGTGGAGGATGGATGAGTAAAAAACTTTCTAGTATTTTTGAAAATGTTTATAGCATAGAGCCTTCTTCAAAAGCTGTTAGCTTATGTAAAAGCTTATATGATTTACCGAACATTAAATGGATAGAGGGCTATGCGGAGGATATTTTAAAAAATGAAGAAATGCCCAAAGAAAATGTTTTTATTAATACCTGCTCTGTTTTTATGCATATAGATGATAAAGATTTAATTCCTACTCTTGAGTATATTAACGAAAACTTTACTAACAGTATTTTTAGCTTTCAAGAATTTTGGTCTGAAGATATACCTTTTAACCAGCCCTTAACGAACTGTAGGACTAAAGCTTGGTGGCAATCTAATTTAAGTAATTGGGATCTAGATTTTCATGGCCCTAGTATGGCTGAACATGGAGATATGTATAAAAACTTTTTTAAAGGAATTCACGGACGTAAAAAATGAAAAAAAAAGTTACTTATATTCTAAATACTTGGCAGCGTCCTCATACTCTTAAGGATCAAGTAGACGCAATTTCTAATCAAACAACAAAATGTGATGAGCTTATGATCTGGCAGAATAAACCAGAAAAAGCAGAGGATTCATTCATTATCCGAGACGATGAGGGATCTTTAAAAGTTTCTCATAACAATTATAATTATGGAGTTTGGGCTAGATTTGCTTTCGCTTTAAATGCTAAATCTGATTATATTTGCTTATTAGATGATGACACAATCCCAGGAAGTAAATGGACAGAAAATTGCATTGAAAACATTGAAAAAGAAAACGGCTTATATGGAACGGTCGGAGTTGTTTTTGATGATACCAAATATCAATCATTTGAAAGATTTGGGTGGCCGAATCCAAACGAAGAAAAAAAACAAGTTGACATCGTGGGTCACTCTTGGTTTTTCCATAGGGATCTTTTAAGCGCTTTTTGGAGAGAAACTGGTCCTCCATTAAATAATATCTGTGGAGAGGATGTGCATTTTTCATATTCTATACAGAAATATTTAGGATTAAACACTTATGTCCCGCCTCATCCAAAAGAAGATTTAGATCTTTGGGGAAGCAAACCTAAAGAGGCTATGCAATACGGTGTTGATAAAAATGCTATTTCAGTCAACTCTAATGGAATTGATTTTGGTTTATCTTTAGATCACTACTATAAAAAAGGATTCAAATTATTGAGGTTGTAATGAAAATATTAATTTGTTTTGGAACAAGACCAGAGTGGTTAAAGGTAAAACCCTTGTTGAAAACTTTAGATAATTATCAGCTTTTATTTACTGGGCAACATGTTGATCTTTTAAAAGACGTATGCACGGATTATAAAATAAAAATAAATCAAAATAAAAATAGACTAGATCAACTAGTCAGTGACTGTTTGTTACAATTCCCAGAAGGTGATTTTGATTCTGTCTTAATTCAAGGAGATACAGCTTCTGCTTTTGCTTGTTCTGTGGCGGCTTTTCATAGAAAGAAAAAAATTTACTATTTAGAAGCTGGTCTTAGAAGCTATAACCTTGAACATCCATATCCAGAGGAGGGGTATAGACAAATGATTTCAAGAATTTCTGATCTAAACTTATGCCCAACTTCTTTATCTAAAGGTAATTTATTTAATGAACTAGCAAACGGCGATTGTCATGTGGTTGGTAATACAGTTTTAGATAACCTTTTACCCTACAAGGAAAAATGTGAATATGGCAATAAAGTCTTAGTAACTCTACATAGAAGAGAAAATCATGAACAAATGAGCGAATGGTTTAAAGCTGTTAATGATTTAGCTAAACAAAACAGCGAATTAGAATTTATATTACCTTTACATCCAAGTCCAAATGTGCAGCAGCACAAACACTTGTTAAACCACATAAACGTCTTAGATCCACTTCCTCATTCGATGTTGTTAGATATTTTAGTAAAATCAAAACTTGTAATTAGTGATAGCGGAGGTTTACAAGAAGAGGCTAGTTTCTTTAATAAAAAAGTCATAGTTTGTAGGCAGACAACTGAAAGGCCAGAAGGTAAAAACTCTGGGCATTTAATCATGTGCCAGTCACCTAAAGAATTATGTGGAATATTTTATAATTTAGAAGATAATTACAAAATCGAAGAGAAATGCCCTTACGGAGACGGCGAGTCTTCAATAAAGGTAAAAAAAATACTTGATGAAAAACTTTAGACAAGATTTTATTAATTTAACTGAAAAGCTTAGAGGAAAAGAAAAGTTTTCTTTTTCTAAATATGCTGATGGTGAATATAAAATTTTAAGGAATGAGGCTATAACTAATTGTGACAATTGGACTTTTTCTCCTGACTTGCATCGAAAAGAACAATCTCTTCTTTTAGAATCTTTTCAATACGACCACGATGATTACATTGTTGGAATAAGTTGTCCATGCTGTCAGCCTATGGAGCATGTTCAGTGGATGAGAGATACTGTAAAAACAAAAAATGTAACTTGGGCTAATTTATTTGTTAATAGCAATTATCCATATTTTGAAAAAGACCTTATCCCTATTTTTAATGATTGGGGCGAAGATGTTTTTCTTTTTGCTAATGAAAACGGCATCTCTAAACAAATGCCATTTAAAATCAAAAAATACTTCCCGCTCAATATGAAAGCTTGGCAAGAGCCTTTTCTTTCTCATTGGATAAATCTAGGTATGCAAAAAGCTAAAGAATCTGAAGGAGCTTTATTTCTATTTGCAGGTGGGCCACTCGGTAACATTTTAAGTTATAAACTTCACAAAGCTAATCCTTTTAATACTTACATAGATATTGGTTCTACAATTAGTCCTTGGGTAGTTGGTAAAAATAGAGACTATCATTTTGGAGGGAAGACATCACAACAAACTTGTATTTGGTAATGGATAACTTTAAAAATATAGTTTACTCACATTCAGAATATTTCGATATTTTAGATATTTTTTTAGAACAACAAAAAAAGTTTGGAATAGAAAATATATTAGTATTCTCTGACAAAAAATTCAACGATGAAAATGAGCATATCATTTACAATGAAAATGATGTTTATAGCGAAAGATTAAAAAAATCTTTAGAGAAAGTAAAAGAAGATATTATTTTATATCAACATGAAGATATGTTTTTATACAAAAAACCGAATATAAATAAGGTTAAAAAATACATAAACATATTAAAAGACTCAAATTATTCGTTTATTAGACTCTGCAAAACAGGAGATTGTATTTTATCAAAATCCAATCTATTATCTTCCTTGTGGGAAGTAGATCCAACTTCAAAAGATTTCTTTGCACTACAACCAACAATATGGAAAAGAAAAAGTTTAATATCTTTTCTAGAAAAATCTAATAAATGTAGTGGGTGGGATTTAGAATTAAATTCTGGTAAAATTAATTCATCAATAAGAGGACTTTTACACTATGATGGCGAAGAAGCTAGGGGTGGTCATTTCAATTCTTGCGTTTGGCCTTATGTAGCTACAGCTATAGTAAAAGGTGGATGGAATTTTAGAGAATACTCGACTGAATTAAGCAGGATAAAAAAGATAAAAAAAAGTAAAAGACAACATGCCGTTTGGTAAATTTTTATGAAAATATTAGGTTTTAGCGCTGGCTCACACGATTCTAGTTATGCCATCTTTGAAGATGGTCGTTTAGTAATACACGAAGAATTAGAGAGGATAACTAGAGTAAAAGAAACAGAAGAAGATGTATTGCAATATTTAGAAGAGTCAGGGGTAGACCTTGATGAGTTTGACTACATTGTTACATACCCACACGGGAACCCTATAGGTTACTCACAGACTTACTTAAATATACAACGTAAAAACCCATCTAAATGTGTAGAGATTGGTCATCATTTAGCTCATGCAGCTAATGCTTTTTATAATAGCAAGTATGATGACTCATTAGTTGTAACGATAGATGGAGGGGGTTGGGACAATGGAAGACCTGGATGTCTAACGTCATGGCAAGCTGATAAAGATAGTATTAAAAATTTAGATTATAGAATGTCTCCAAATTTAGGTGGGTTTTGGCAAGATTGCACAAGAGAGATTTTTGGATTAAGCGGTGGTGGACCTCCATATGGGTGTCAGGCTGGAACCGTTATGGCTATGTCATGTATGGCTAATGAATCTGAAACACCAGAAAGACCCTACAGTCAATATGCGGGTTGTTCTGATCAAAGAAAATATAATTTAGCACAAGGTATTCAAGATGTTACGGAGAATATTGTAAAAGAATATATACAGAAAAATCTAGGAGAAAACACCAACTTGTGTTTAGCTGGCGGTGTCGTTCTCAATTGTGTATTAACTGGCAAGATTAAATCTTGGTTTCCTCAAATTAAAAATATTTTTATACCACCTGTTCCTTATGATGCAGGTTTAGCTATTGGGTGTGTACAATACTTTTTGAAAGAACATTTGAAAAAGGATTTGATAATTGATCAATTATTTGACTCTCCATATTTAGGAGCGTCTTATGGCGATGAACACATTAATAATGCTTTATTAGAGTTTGCAGATAAAATTGAAACTGTTGAATGCTCTGATTTAGATGTAGCAAAATTATTGACAGAAAAAAATATTATATCTGTTTATGGAGGTAAAAGCGAGTCGGGTAGAAGAGCTTTAGGCAATAGGTCTATATTAGCAGATCCTAGACACGAAGATATGAAGGATATTATTAACCAAAAAGTCAAACACAGGCAAAGCTTTAGACCTTTTGCTCCATCTATATTACGAGAGCATGTAGCTGATTGGTTTGTAGAAGATATAGATAGCCCCTATATGAGTTTTGCTATACCATTTAAAAAAGGAAAAGCCAAATTAGTTCCTGCTGTTGTCCACTTGGACGGCACGGGTAGACTACAAACTGTAACACAGTCATCTAATAATTGGTATTACAATTTTATAAAGACATTTAGCTCGTTAACTGATGTCCCAATTATTCTAAATACTAGCTTTAATGATAGAGAGCCTATTGTTGAAACACCAAGTGATGCGATCAAAACTTTTTTAAAAACAGATATAGATTTTCTTTACTTTAGAGAAAAAAATTGTTTAGTTAAAAAAAATATTCAATAATATGAAAACTGCTATTTGTTTACATGGTCTAGCTAGAGGAAGCTCTACGCCAGCATACGGTGCATATAAGGAAAAGTTCGCCACGCTTTTAAGCAAGATAGGTGATGCTGATGTTTTTATCCACTCTTGGGATACTGACATTTCCGAAGAGTTGGTCGAAATATTTAACCCAATTTCGTATAAAATTGAAAATCAAAAAGACTTTGCTGAAGAACTTGATAGGCTTAAAGATATAAACAATTCTCATAACACAGGAGAAATTCAATATAACTTATTTAATATGTTAAGTTTCTTGTATTCACGGAAGCGTTCAGTTGACTTAAAAAGGCAATATGAAATTGAAAATAATATTAAATATGATTGTGTTCTTATTTCTAGGTTTGATGTAGGTTTTCATAATTCAGGTCTTAACAAAACAAGCCACTTAAATTTTAATTTAAATTTAGATATGGAAAAAGTCTACCAAGCATACTGGGATCAACTAAACGCTGGATCATCTGATCATTGGTATTACAGTAATTCAGAAAATATAGACATCATTTCAACCATATATGATAAAGTATTTGAGTATCTACAACCAAACAGCGACTATACATATTTATGTAAGACTGGATGGCCAATTAGTAATAAACATGATAAATTTTCTAATGAGTTACTAAAAGAAGATCGATCTAGTGATTTAGCTATTTATGTTTCTGATGATACGGTCCTTGTAAATCCTCACTGCTTGTATAAATATCACCTTATGATTAATAATTTATGGGAAAATAATCAATCTATATTTTTAAATAAAAACTTGTGGCATGACTAGCTTAGTAATAATATGATAAAATTATTAATATTAGATGTCGATGGAGTTTTAACTGATGGCACAAAACTTTATTCGGAAAACGGACTCGGTAAAATGAAATCGTTTTGCGATAAAGATTTTACAGCGATCAAAAGAATAAAAGCTTCTGGAGTTAAAGTGTGTTTCCTTAGTGGAGATGAAAATGTAAATAGAGCTATAGCTGAAAATAGGAATATTGATTTTCACTTCGCGAGAGGCAAAAACAAAAAAGATTTTTTGGAGAAGTTTTGTATGATTTACGATTGTCTTGCAGATGATATTTGTTTCGTTGGTGATGATTTATTCGATGTGGATTTATTAAAAAATGTAAAATATTCTTTCTGCCCTACAGATTCTTGCGAAGAGGTTAAAGATTCCTGTATACATGTATTATCTAGTAAAGGTGGCCATAATTTAATTATGGAACTCCATGATTATTTATTATCTAATGACTTAATTAAAAAAGCAGACTTACAATCTGTTATGGATCTTGATGCAGCAGAAAAATTTTAATCTTGGTTTATTTGGCAGGAAGTATTTAGATACAGTAGTTTATTTAAATACTTTAAAGTCGGGCGAAACCAATATTGCTTTGAAAGTTGATAAAACTGTTGGCGGCATTTTTAATATTTTAAAGGCTAATATTCCATCGGTTATATCTTACTGCTATCAAGACAGTGAAGTAGAAGCATTTATTATCAGTGAGTCTGATAGTTCGACAAGAAGCTCTATTATTCACTCTTTTCGTAATTCTGAAAAACCTAAAATAAAAGAGGATTTATTAGATTGGTTACATATTGCATATGTAGATGACTTGTCTCAACCTGAAATATTAAATAATTTAAAAACAAAAATAAGTTTAGATTTTTGCACAATTAAAGAAAGAGAAAATTATCTCCATTTAATTAAAAAATCATCATTAGTTTTCGATTCTAGAGAAAGGAAAGCTTTATATAGCGACCTTAATTTTAAAACACCTTTAATATTACACGATAAACACGGCTGCGAATGCATAATTCAAGGTAAAGTCGTGAGTGAGGGTTTCACCGATCCACAGGAAAATATTCATGTCAATGGAGCTGGCGATATTTTCGCTGGAATATTTATTTCTAAATACTATAATTCTACACTAGACGATGCTATAAAATTAACTCCAAAAGAGACAACCAAATACCTTATTAAAAAAAATGAAATATAATTTACTTTTACCCATAGCTGGTAAGGCTCAAAGGTTTGTTGATCAAGGTTATACAATGCCCAAGCCTTTAATTATGGCTAAAACAAAACAAGTTATTGATTGGGCTATGGAGTCTATCGATACAAAAGATTGTAATTTGATTTTTGCTGTAAGGCTTGAACATATAAATAATTTTTCTATAGATGAGATTTTAAAGCAAAAGTTTGGAGAAAGTGTAAAAATTGTAGTTATTGATCACGATACAGATGGCTCTGTTTCGACATGTTTGTTAGCCAAAGAGTATATTGATAATGATATCCCCTTAATTATTTATACCCCAGATGTTTATTTCCAAAACAAATTTGATCCTGATGATATAAATGAAAATTTAGATGGCCTTTTGCTTACTTTTAAAGCTAATAGCCCAGCTCACAGTTATGTAGCTACAGACGAAAATGGATACGCGACTAAAACGGTAGAAAAACAAGTAATTAGTTCAGATGCGGCTGTTGGTGTTTATTATTTTAAAAAAGGTAGATATTTTGTTGAATATGCTGAAGAGCTTGTGCGGAAAGACATTAGAACGAAAGATGAGTTTTATATCTGCCCCATGTATAATTTGCTGATTAGAGATGGTCGGAGCGTTAGTATTAAGCAGGTTGAAAAAATGCATGTGCTAGGCACTCCAGAAGAATTAGAATTTTTTGTTGATAAGGTTGCTTACAAATTTGGTGAAAAACCTGTAGGTCTTTGCTGTGATCACTCTGGCTATCAAAGGAAGCAAGATGCTAAAACCGTCTTGGAGTCTTTAGGTATTGAATACGTTGATTTTGGATGCCATGTAGAGAAAGATGTAGACTATAATGCTTATGTGAACCAAGCGGTAGAATCCTTAAATAACAAAACTTGTGATTTTATTTTAGGTTTTTGCAGAACTGGTCAAGGTGTTAATATTTTAGCAAATGATAAAAAAGAAGTAAGGGCTGCATTGATTTTTGACGAATATACAGCGGAAATGTCTCGCAGACATAATTGTGCCAACTTTTTTTCTATACCTTCTAAGTATACATCCATTTCTTCTCTTAAAGATATTATAAATACATTAGTAAGTTCATCTTTTGATGGGGGTAGACATATGACTAGAGTAAGCAAAAAATGATCTTAATATCTCACAGAGGAAATCTAGAAGGGCCATCTAATTTAGAAAATCACCCCGACCAGATCCAAAAGGTTTTGCGGTTAGGCTTTGATTGTGAAATAGATTTGTGGAGAGAAGACAGTAAATGGTATCTTGGTCATGATCATCCAGAGTATGAAGTTGATGTAAATTTTTTTTGCAAACCAAAATTGTGGATTCACGCAAAAAACTTATCTGCATTAAATTGTATACCGAGATATTTAAATTTTTTTTGGCATCAAGAAGATGATTTCTCTTTAACATCCAAACACTTTATATGGACTCACCCAAACAAACCTGTTTCGGAAAAATCCGTTATTGTAGATAACACAAAAAACTGGAAAGAAAAAAACTACAAATCTTTCGGGGTTTGTTCTGATTGGATTTTATGAAAAAAATTATTATTACAGGAGTTACAGGTCAAGATGGTAGCCTTATGGCTGATTATCTTTTGAAACATACAGAGCATACAATTATTGGAGGCGCTAGGAGACTTAGTGTAAAAAACCACAAAAACATCGAACACCTAGAAGATAACGACAGATTCTTTCTTATTGATTTAGATGTTTCAGACCCTCAAAACACAGAAAGAGTTATATCTGAACACAAGCCTGACTATTTTATAAATTTTGCAGCAAACTCTTTTGTCGGAACTAGTTGGAAAATGCCGACTCAACATATGGAGACAAATGCTATGGCTGTTTTGCACCAATTAGAAGCTATTCGCAGACACGCTCCCAATTGCCGATATTACAACGCTGGCAGCTCTGAAGAGTTTGGCGATATTGTAGAGTCTCCACAAACAGAAGAACACCCTTTGCGCCCTAGAAGCCCGTATGGGGCTGCTAAATGCTCCGCTAGGCATTTGGTCAAAGTTTATAGAGATTCATACGATATTTATGCCGTCCAAGGGTTTTTGTTCAACCATGAAGGAGTAAGAAGAGGGGAAGAGTTTGTGACTCGCAAAATTACAAAAAATGTCGCCAGAATTCTTGTAGAATTTGAATTAGGTAAAGAAATTGAACCTTTACAATTAGGTAATGTAGATTCAAAAAGAGACTGGAGTGATGCTGAAGATTTTGTTCAAGGTGTCTGGTTGATGTTGAACCAAGATAGGAAAGATCCAAAAGAATATGTTTTATCTTCCAATGAGACTCACACTATTAGAGAGTTTGTGGAAGAGGCTTTTAATTTTGCTGGATTTCACAGAAGCCAATGCAAATGGAAGGGTGAAGGGTTGGAAGAAAAGTATTTTCACGGATCTGATCTTCTTGTAGAGATCAACAAAGATTTTTACAGACCAGCAGAGGTTGATTTGTTATGGGGAGACTCTACTAGAGCTAGAGAAGAGTTGGGTTGGGAGCCAAAAACTAATTTTTTTCAGCTTGTGAAAAAAATGATTGACCGAGATGTGGCGGCAGTTTACCCTTACCCGTGAGCAAAAAAAAGGGTCCGAATAAAAGAGAAATCTTATTTAGATTATTAGACGTTCCCGATAAAGGAAGAAGACCTTTCTTTGCTAGGGAAATGAAAATGCTCAACGATCTTTGTGATCGTTACTCGCAGGATTTCATGGCTATTGTCTACTTCGATAAGAAGTTCGACTCTTTAGCTTATCTTGTCAGCGACAAGCTGAAAGAAACTCTTGACGAAAAATTCAGAGCTTTCAATTTTAAGGTTGACTTATCCAAGTATAAGACCTATGATATAGGCGATAAGTCGGGGCAAGATAGCAATGTGCTTCGTAAAACTAAAACAATAAAAGACTTTTTAAATGAGTGATAACATAGAACCAGCAAATATCCTTGGTAATTTTTTAAAAGCAAACAAGGACGATCATTTTAATTTCGAAGATACGGTGGAATACAAAGTTTCTAGCGGTTCCCTACAGTTAGATTACCATCTTGCTGGGGGCTTTGGTCCTGGGTTGCATCGATTCACGGGAGTTAACGAAGGTGGCAAAACCTCTGAATCTTTGCAGGTTATGAAGAACTTTTTAACTAGTGTAGATAAATCTAGAGGTGTGTATATCAAAGCGGAAGGAAGGTTAGGTCCAGAAGTTAAAGAAAGATCTGGGGTTAAATTTGTTTTTTCTCCAGAAGAGTGGGTGGATGGAACTTGTTTTGTTTTCGAGAGTAATGTTTACGAAGCGGCTATGACTCTAATCAGACAGTTGATTACCAATAATGACGATAAGATTAAATATTGCTTTATCCTAGATTCTGTAGATGGTTTAATTAAGAAGGACGATTTAGCGAAAGGTTTTGAAGAGAGTAGCAAGGTAGCAGGTGGTGCGGTAATTGCTTCTGATTTTTGCAAAAAAACTAGCACTGCGTTAGGTAAAAGGGGACACATGGCTATTTTCATCAGTCAAGTCAGAGCGGATATCAAACTAGATCCTTATTCAAAAGCGCCTGTCCGTCAGACTACAGCTACAGGAGGTAATGCGTTATTGCACTTCGCTAACAATATTATGGAGTTTGAACCTAGATTTAAGGGCGATTTGATTTTGAAAAATCCAACTGTAAAAACTATAGACTCTAAAAAAAATCCAATCATTGGACACCAAGCTAAAGTGACGATTAAAAAATCCGCTCACGAAAATACGAACATGACTATCTCTTATCCTATAAAATATGGACGTATTAATGGCACATCTATTTGGGTAGAAAAAGAAGTCGTAGACTTACTATATGCTTGGGAGTTTATGCAGAAGAAAGGAGCTTGGATTAAACCCACAGAAGATTTTTTAGATTTGCTAAAAGAAAACAAATTTGACTTTCCAGAAAAAATACAAGGAGATAATAATTTATTTAAAACTATCGAAGACAACAAAGACTTGTGTGAATTTCTGATCAACTATTTCAAAGAACAAATTGTAGCATGAAATTTGTTGACCGATACGGCAAAGAAAGAAACCTTAAAAATGCAAAGAAATATTTAATTGATTGGGAAAAACCTAGCAGAAGTAAATTTCAAACTACTGTAAAAAAATTCTTGTATAAATACTGGAAAAATGACATTGTTTTTGAAGAGTTCCGTGTGGTTGGCAGCAGATTAACTTTAGACTTTTACAACGCTAATAAAAAAATAGCCGTAGAAGTTCAGGGAGCGCAACACACAAAATTTGTTAAGTTTTTCCACAAAAACCATTTTAAATATGCTGATCAACTTAAAAGAGATGAGCATAAATTAAACTTTTGCAAGGCTAATGAAATTCAGCTAGCAGAAATTTATCCCAAAGACGAAATCCAAGCTTCTTTATTTACCGATCAAGACATTTATTTATGAATTTACCAGAAGGCAGTGACGATAAGGAATTTTGTATTCCTACAGAGATGGTTGATAAGCTCTACGAGCTTTCGGGTGGGGCTGACAAGTATAAAGGTGTTATCATGGCTGTTTCTTCTGAAAATGGGAAGCCGCTTATTTATTGCAAATTTGATTGTGGTATGACAGAATTTGCTTTAACAAAAGCTTTGGAAAATCATTTCCAACATGCATCTAACGAAATAATAGAAGAGGATTAATGATATACAATTTTGAACTAGAAAAACAGTTATTAGCTGGTTTGCTTAAAGAGCCAGAAAGCCTTGCGGAGATTTCTAATTTCATTAGTAATTCAGATTTCTACTCTAAACAAAGCTCTTTGCATTCTGCGATCTTTAGAATCATAAAACAAGCTATCGATGCGGGTGATGAAATTGATGAGATTATAATCGCGCAAAGAGTAAATGAGGTTGGATTATCTTTTGAGGACAACCTCAATCCTTCTGATTATATTAAGTCTTTGTCTTTGAGGAAAGTCCCCAAAGGTAATATCTTAAAGACAGCCAAAGAACTTAAAAAGTATACAATAAGAAGAGAAATACTAGATTCTTCTCAAGAGATAGCTAAGAAGATGAAGAACATAGCTCCAGAATCTTCTTATAGAGATATCATAGAGGTAGCTGACAATGTTTATAATTCTCGAATTAATCTTTACGAGATAGGAAACGACACCCCAGAGAACATTTACGAGGAAATGGAAGCTCTTGTCGAAGAGCGTGGAAATAATCCCGTTACTGAATTTGGCATGATGGGTCCACATGGAAAGATAAATGATATTTATGGCTCTCTTTTAAGAGCTGGTAATATTACAGTTATTGTGGCTCGTTCTGGTGTCGGTAAGACACAGTTTTGTATGGATTACTCTACCAAAGTCAGCTTGAAGTATGATGTCCCTGTTCTGCACTTCGACAATGGAGAGATGAGTAAAGAGGAACTGATCATGAGACAATGCGCTGCTCTATCTGGAGTGCCTATGCATTTACTGGAAAATGGTAAATGGAGGCAAGCTGGACAGGATGTGGTAGATAAAGTCAGAGCTGTCTGGCCTAGAGTTAAAAACCTAAAATTCTACTATTACAATGTCGGAGGAATGGATGTAGACTCTATGGTCAATACTCTAAAGAGATTTTATTATTCGAAAGTTGGCAGGGGTAACCAAATGGTATTTTCTTTCGATTATATCAAAACAACGTCTGAAAATAATGGCAATAAATCAGAATGGCAAGTCGTTGGAGAAATGGTCGATAAATTTAAGAAGTGCGTCCAAAAAGAAATCTTACATGACGGCAACCCTGTTATCCCTATGATTACATCAGTTCAATCCAACAGATATGGTATAACAACCAACAGGACTTCTCAAAATATAGTCGATGATGAATCTATTGTTTCTCTATCAGATAGGATTACTCAATTCTGCTCTCATATGTTCATTCTTCGCAGTAAAACTACAGACGAAGTAGAGATGGAAGGCGGGAGATTTGGAACACATAAACTTATTAATGTAAAAGCCCGACACTTAGGAAGCGATATTGCTGGAGCAGTAGAGCCTGTAAGCATTGGCGATTCTTTGAGAAAAAATGCTATTAATTTAGATTTTAATAATTTTAATATCACAGAGAGAGGAGATCTTAGGGATATAGCAAGAGTTTTAAATGGAGAGGAAGATTTAGACAGTGATGGAATCCAAGAAACAATCCCAGACTTCGATCAATTCTGAAGAATTTCAAGGAATTCTGGAATCAATAGGTTACAGTCTAATAGATTGTGGCGATCATTGGAGAACCCAAGCTCTTTATAGAGATGGAGACAACAACACTGCTGTTAAAATATATAAGAACACTGGTGTTTGGATGGACTTTGTTGAAAACAAAGGGTGCAAACCTTTTGAAGCTTTAATCAGACTTACTCTTAAAGATAATAAACAGACAGAGGAAATTCTATCAAACTCTTCTACAGATAACGTAACTGTTTATCAACCCAAAGAAAAAATTGAAATGGAAAAAATTTACGATGACTCTCACTTAGAGAGATTATTCCCAAATTATAACTTCTATAGCAAAAGAAAAATTTCCGAAGAAACTCAAAAAGCTTTTCAGGTAGGTTTAGCGGGGGTGGGAAAGATGTATAGAAGAATGGTCTTCCCTGTTTATAATGAACACCAACAAATCATTGGATTTTCAGGAAGAAAAGTTGATGACCATAATGATTTCCCTAAATGGAAACATATTGGGAAGCGCAATAATTGGGTTTACCCAGCTTTCAATAAAATGACGGGGGTAGAGGAAGAAATAAATTTAAAAGAAGAAATAATTTTAGTAGAAAGTATAGGTGATGCATTGGCTCTTTACGAACAAAACATTAGGAATGTTCTTGTCATTTTTGGTTTATCTGTTAATAATAACATTATTAATTACCTTAGTAGTAGGCGTATTAATCGGATATATATTTCAACAAATAACGATAACAACAGTGGGGAAAATAGAGGGTTTATTGCGGCCTTAAAAAGTTTTTTGAAATTATCTACCTACTTCGATTTAAGCTCTTTAAGTGTAAAATTCCCACCAAAGCCGTATAATGATTTCGGTGATGCTCATCTAGAGGGATGTGACATTAAGAAATATTGGAATGAAAAATCAATAGATCAAAATGCACAACTAAAATTTATTTGCGATTTTGTTAAAAACAATTCTTCTAGCTTCACTAAAAAAGAAGTAAAAACTGCTCTATTACTTAGTGATGACTGAACCTCAAACACCTCTATCGGCTAGTCGGATTAAGACGGCGCAGTCTTGTTCTTGGTTATACTGGTCGAAGTATAAACTCCATCTTCCAGAAAAAGGAAATGATGGAGCTAGAAGAGGTTCGATATGTCACCTTGTTTTTGAAGTTCTAGGGGTTAAAAAAAGAAAAAAATATTTTAATAAAATAATTAAAACTGAAGATGTTTTTTCTGTCCCCTCTATAAAAAGACTTATCCTTAAACATGCTGTAAAGGAAGGTGTCGATGACAAAGAAAATGTAGATCTAATGAAGGACATGATCTTCAATGGGTTATCTTATGATTTCTTTGGCGGTGATTTATCTAAACCAACAGAGGAATATTCTGAAAAAGATTTCGACATAATCAAGAATGAGGGGGATATCAGTTATAAAGTAAGAGGCTTTATTGATAAACTTTTTTTATACAAAAAAGAAAAATTTGCTCTTATCAGAGACTTTAAAACAAGTAAAGACGTATTCAAAGGCAAAGATCAAACAGATAATTTGCAAGATTTGATGTATAGTCTAGCTGTCAAAAAGCTTTTCCCAAAATACTCAAACAGAGTTAGTGAATTTTTATTTCTAAAGTTTGACTTAGATCCTAACGCTTCTAAATCTGGTGTTGTTAGGATGAAGCCTTTAGACCCTGACGAATTAGAGGGCTTTGAGTTGCAGCTCACAGAGATTCAAAAATATCTTGATAACTTTTCAGAAAGAGATGCTAGATATAATTTCGCAGCGCATCAAGGCTTTCCCAAAGATAGCTCTTTCAGTGGAAAACTTCTTTGTGGATTTGCAACGCGCAAAGGAGAGTTAAAAAAGGACGGCACTCCTAAATGGCATTGCCCAATGAAATTTGATTTTTTCTATTACGAAGTTTATGACAATAAAGGTCAGTTTAAGAAATCTTATTTTGAAGAAGAGTTTTCCGAGGATTTGATACCTGAAGGCGGTTCTTTTGAGCTTCGATATTATCAGGGTTGTCCCGCACATTCTTCTTGACTTCATGGTTTAATTTGGTATCTTACGTTAATGATACCTGTATTCAAGTCCACTTACTCTATCGGGAAGAGCATTCTAACTCTCGATGAAGACGAGATTGAAGGCGGTCCCGATAGCATCTTCACCATATGCGAAGAAAACGACATTAAATCTTTAGTCTTAGTAGAAGACTCTATGACGGGATTTGTAACCGCTCACAATAGATGTAAAGATAAAGATATTGATCTTGTTTTTGGACTTAGGTTGACTTGTTGTAACGACACAAAAGAAGATGACAATTCAGACCATAAGATCGTAGTGTTCGCTAATGATGATGTTGGATGTAAACTGCTTTACAAGATTTATTCTCATGCTCATACAGGTAATGGTAAGGTAGATTTTGCATTTCTTAATTCTGTTTGGAATGATAGTGTCGAATTAATTATCCCTTTTTATGATTCATTTATCTTTAATAATAATTTTCACTTAAGGAAATGCGTTCCTGATTTTGCTAAGATAACACCTACGTTTTGGGTAGAAGAAAACAATCTTCCATTCGATGAGTTACTAAAAGAGAAAGTTATTGCATTCTCTACTAGAATCGATAGACCCGCTAAGAAAGTAAAAAGTATTTTCTACAAGAATAAGAGGGACGTAGAAGCTTTGCAAACATACAAAATTATTTGTAACAGAAACTTTGGGAGACCTGCCACTTTAAGCTCTCCTAATCTAAATCACTTTGGCAGCAATGAATTCTGTTTTGAATCTTACTTAGAAAAACAAAAATGAACGAATCACTACTTAGATTTAACAAAAAGCAAAGATATGTGGTCTTTGATACTGAAACAGAGGGTTTGAACTTGATTACTTCTCGACCTTGGCAAGTCGCTTGGATGGTCGTAGAAGGAGACAGTGTAATTGAGAAAAATGATCTGTTTATTGAGTGGCCTGACTTGGAGGTTTCAGAGGGTGCTGCTAAAATCACAGGTTTTACAGAAAAGGAATACAACAAAAGATGTGAACCCCCTAAACAAGTCTGGGATAAATTTTCTAAAGAATTATATAATCCTGAAAACTTGATAATAGGGCAGAACCTTTTAGGTTTTGATGTTTATATGGTTAATATTTGGAGAAGGCTTATGAATTTACGTGCAGATTATTCTTTTATACCTAGAATTTTAGACACTAAGGCTTTAGCCACAGCTATAGCTAAAGAAATGCCTGTAGTTAAAGATGATTTTATTGGCTGGCAATACAGGTTGTTAAATTACAGAGAAAGAGGTTTAAAAACATCTCAAGCCACTTTATTGAAGAAATATAATATTGACCATGACCCTAAGAGGCTGCATGATGCTCTATACGATATTGAGATGAACTTTAAAGTATTCCGTAAACAATTATTCGATCTTGAGATATGAGTTCTAGCACATTTAAAGGGTATGATACCCCATTTCCAGTTGGGGTGAAACTCCCAGAAATCAAAATACAAAAAAAATATTATGACGAGGTTTCTTGTAAAGACCTGGGAGACAACTTTAAATTCTTAAGGAAGCTTTGCTTTGCGCGTCTTAAAGAGAAAGGAATTCATGAGTTTGAAAACGCTCAAGTTTATTACGATAGATTAAAAGAAGAGTTAACGATTTTTGATGAACTTGGTTTTGTGGATTACATTCTTTTGAATTGGGATATTATTAACTTCTGTAAAGAAAACGATATTCCGACAGGAGCAGGTAGAGGTAGTGCGGCAGGTTCCTTGGTTCTCTATGTCATAGGAGTTACCAATATCGATCCTATTGAATACGATCTATTCTTTGAGAGGTTCGTCTCAAAAAGCAGGGCTAAGAAGATCGAGCATAATGGAGAAGTATTTTTAGATGGTAGTTTATTGGCTGACGTAGATAACGATATTTCCTACGATAGAAGGGCAGAGGTTATTAAATACATCGAAGATAAGTATGAAGGTAAGACATCAAAAATTCTCACCTTAAATACTCTTAGTGGTAAGCTTTGCATGAAAGAGTGTGGTAAGATTATAGCTGAACTTTCTGAAATGGAGGTTAATCAAATAAGTGATACAATCCCTAAACATTTTGGCATCGTAGCTAAATTAGATACAGCATATCAAGAGAGCGAGTCTTTCAAATCTTACGCTGATAAACATCCTAAAGTATTTAATATAGCTAAAAAATTACAAGGATTGAATAAAAATACTGGAGTCCATCCTTCTGGGATTTCTATTTCATATTATGATTTAGATGGGATTATGCCACTTCAGAAAACTAATGATGATTCTTTAATTTCTGGTTACGATATGAATGACGTAGCTAGCCTTAGTGTCAAATTTGACATTCTAGGTCTAAGAACTCTTTCTGTTGTCCATGATGTTTGCAAGCAAGTGGGCATAAACGCTTCGGACATAGATATTAACCATGAAACTATTTATGCTGCTTTATCCTGTCTCCGATCACCTCAAGGTCTTTTCCAGATAGAAGCAGAAACAAACTTCAAAGTTTGCAAGCTAATAGCTCCTCAAAATCTAGAGCAATTGTCTGCCGTGGTAGCTATAGCAAGACCTGGAGCTTTAGATTTCAAGGATAATTATGCTACTTATGTAAGAACTGGGGATTTCCAGTCTGTTCATGAATTCTTTGATGATATTTTGAGCTATACTGGTGGTATTCCGCTCTATCAAGAGCAACTTATGAAGATGGCTGTAAAGGTTGGCTTCACTCTAGACGAAGCTGAACAACTAAGAAGAATTGTTGGCAAAAAGAAAGTCGATCAAATGCCAGCTTGGAAGGCCAAGATTGAGGAAAAAATTATTTCCAACAAATTAGATAGTGCTATTGGTGATGTTCTTTGGAGAGTCGCGGAGGATTCTGCTAATTACTCATTTAACAAATCTCACTCTATCAGTTACGCTCACTTGGCTGCTATAACTGTTTACTTAAAATTTACATACCCACAAGAGTTCTTTTTGAGCTTATTAAAGTTTGCTAAATTTGAACCTAACTCTCATGAGGAAATAGCTAAAATCTCTCAAGAGCTTTCTCATTTCGATATTAAGCTTTTACCACCAGATTTAAATAAGTCTGATATCGACTTTAAGATAGAGGGTAAAAATATTAGGTATGGATTAAATTCTATTAAAGGCGTATCCACTAAAGTTTTACAATCTTTGCTTGATTTTAGAGAGGAGTCTTTCTCTAATAAATATGAAATATTCTTGTCTGCAAAACAAGCAGGTTTGAATATAGGAACTTTATCAGCTTTAGTTCAAGCGGGTTTACTAGATTCTTTTGTCAAAAGCAATCGTCCTAGATTAGTCTTAGAGGCTCAAACATTTAATATTTTAACAGATAGAGAAAAGAGAAATTTTGTAGCCCTTGGGGAGAGAGATGATTATGACATAATTAACTCCATTCATAATGCTAAAAAGGGAGATATCGTTGGAGATGATAACAGAAAGCTCTTTTCAGAGAAAAGATTCAATACATTTCGTAAAAAATATCAGCCATATAAAGATATTTACGAGATGAACAAAGAGCATATAAAATACGCTAATTGGTTTTTCGAAGAGAAATTGTTGGGCTATAGTTATTCTCACAATATTAGAGAAGTGTTTAGTTATGAAGACGATTTTAATTCCGCAGACGATGTTAAGGAGCTTGGAGACCGTGCTAATGTAAAATTTGTAGGTGTTTTGACTGATATTATGCGTAGAACTAGCAGAAATGGCAATAAATATGCCCGTTTAACTATGCAGGACGAAGGGGGAGTTCTAGAAGGTTTATTTTTAGATGGTAGTAGAGATGCTAGACTGACAAATTATTTAGATTCTGGAAAAAAATTACCCAAAAAGTCAGATGTCGTGATAATATATGGCTCTAAGGGAGATGATATTGTTTTCATCGACAAGATTTTTCCCCTAAAAGACAAAATCTACATGAAGTTATCTGAACTTAAATAGTGTAAAGAATTATGATGGGTCTAACCGATTTCAATTTAACACCCAAAGCAAAAAAGGGACTTAAGGATTCGCAAAAATTTGCAGAAGCTAATGGACATACTCTAGTAACAACAGCTCACCTAGTTTATGGTTGTATGATGAATATATCTGACAGTTGCGCTGTCAGGTTGAAATCTCATGATTTGCACGTAGTAGGCAAGAAATTTATTAAGCTGTTTAAAAAATACGCAGCTCAAAATAAAGAATATTTTCAAGCTTCTAAAGGCCAAGGAGGTTGGCATGAAGATGTAAATGAAATTATATTTTTTGCTAGAGATTTTTCAGATAACTTTGATAGTTACTTTATAGGAATTGAACATATTCTTTATACCATTTTAGACATGGAGGGTCATTTCATAGAATATATGAAGAGTAATGGTATCGATACTATACATGCCAAAGATATTATCGAAACGTATATTCTTGAGACAAGTATTCCTCCTACAGATCAAATAAAGAACGCATTGACTGACTCTGGGAGATTAGACATAGAAGGTAAAATGAAAGCTCGCAGTAAAAACGAACTTTCAGAGGATTCATTATCTAATTTAACAAAATATTGTATTAACTTAAACGAAAAATTTGTTACGGAAAAAACCTCTCTTATCTCTGGCAGAGATCGTGAGATACATGAATTAGTAGAGATTTTATCTAAAAAGAATAAAAGTAATGCTATCTTAGTCGGAGATGCAGGTGTAGGTAAAACTGCTATAGTAGAGGGTCTGGTGCAAAAAATAATTAACCAAGAAAGCCCCCCTCACATGTCTTTAATGCAGATTTATTCTGTTGATATAAGCGCTATGGTAGCTGGCACAAAGTATAGGGGAGAGTTTGAGGAAAGATTTAAATCTCTCATCGCAGAAGTGGAGAAAGACTCTGGTATCATTTTGTTTTTTGACGAAATACATACAATAATAGGAGCGGGGAATTCTGAAGGTGCAGTCGATGCTTCTAATATGCTCAAGCCAGCTTTAGCGAGAGGAGATATTAAATGTATTGGGGCTACGACCTCTCAAGAATATAAAAAATTCTTTGAGAAAGATACTGCGATGAAAAGAAGGTTTGATAAAATCTTTATTGAAGAACCTTCTAAAAAAGACACTAAAGACATTGTGATGAAAACGTTGCCTTATTACGAGGATTTTCATCATGTTAAGTATAAAGAGTCGGACGTAGATACTATTATTGATTTATGCGATAAGTTTCTAAGCAACAAAAAATTCCCAGATAAAGCGTTCGATATAATTGATCAATTAGGAGCGAGAACAAAAATAAAATACAATGAAGTCCCTTCTACTGTTGAGGAAGTAAGAACATCATTTTGCGAATTTTTAATGGGGACTACAGAGGATGAAAAGCTAGATGAAGAAAAATTTACCTCGATGCTAAAAAACTATCTGCAAGTTATGGCTCGATATGCAGAAAAAAAAGGTAGAAAGCAGAATATAAGACAAAAAGACATCCTTTCTGTTTTCGAAGAAAAGACGGGGTTATCTCCTAAAACAATAGCTAAAAACACTTCTTCTTTTACCAAATTCTACAACCAGATGAACTCTGAAGTTTTTGGTCAAGAGAAGAACATAAAAGTCATACATAACGCATTAGCATGTGTCAAAGCTGGCTTAAACGACCCTAAAAAGCCATTAAGTAACTTTTTGTTTATTGGTTCTACAAGTGTAGGCAAGACATTTACAGCTAAGAAAATAGCAAAATATTTCTTTGGTAACGAAAAATCATTTTTGCAGCTAAATATGAGTGAGTATCAAGATAAAACAGGTATCTCTAAACTCATGGGTGCTAACGCTGGCTATGTAGGATACGAAGAAGGTGGTCTACTAACTGAATACGTTAGAAATAATCCTAACTGTGTTGTTTTGTTTGATGAGGTAGAGAAATGTGAGCCAAAAGTCTTAGATATCTTATTGCAAATACTAGACGAAGGGTATATCACAGACAACCTTAATAGACGGATAGACTTGAGTAAAACTATAGTAGTTATGACTTCTAATGTGGGGTATAAAGAGAAAACCAAAAGAAGCATGGGCTTCTCTCCACAAACAGAAAATGAAGATGAAATCTATAAAAACTCTCTCAAAAAATATTTTAGACCTGAATTGTTGGCTAGAGTAGATGAGGTTTTAGTTTTTAACGAGCTAGGAGAATCCGAGTTGCTTAAGATTATTAGAGCTGAATTATCAGCTATAGAAGACAGACTCTCTGAAAGAAACATTGAAATCTGTATAAATAAAAGCGTGGAAAAACACATCTTAAACGAAATTAAAATGCAAAAAAATCACGCTAGACAAATAAAAAATGCAGTAAAAGCTATTGTGCAGGTTCCTATTTCGAACTACATAGTAAAAAACAGAAATGTGGATAAAATTTCCATAAAAGTAGTTGACAAATCGCTAGAATTCTCTAAGATAGCTACATGAAGAAAGTCAACATGCGAGTAATGAAAGCTATCCGTGATTCCAAAGGACGTTTCTTTGGTCTCTACACGAAGCAGGGTGAATCACTCAACGCCCAACTTGAATCAGAAACAGATCAAACAATTGTGGTTTATGATCGCAATTTTAATCGTACCCGCCGCTTTTCTAAAGCCAGTATTTCTGGGGTTCGAATCGCAAAAAAGAATTTTGGTAAGGTCTTCTAGTCTTGCTGGATATATGGTCATCTAATATTAGATGGTTTGCTCATGTGGAAGCCCCCTCTTGAAAAAGAGGGGGTTTCTTTTATTATAGTCGATGAAGCTTTCTTCCCTCTTTAAAGGCAAAGTTTATGCTTTCCCACAAACTCAAAATCAAGAACAAGATTTAACTTTTGCGGGTAAAGTAATAGAAAAAGTAGATCCCAAATTAGATATAGCTAACATTTCTTTGGGTAAAATTAATGATAATTATGATGTTTTCACGATAACAGATACAAATCAGAAAAATTATAAATTAAAAATATCTTTGGATGATTCTGATGGTATCTTAAAAAAAGAAGCTTCTGTTGTAAAAAACAGTAAGTCAAAAACTGTGCCTAAGTTTAAAAGTTACGGTGAAATTAAAATAGGAGAAAATATTTCTTATTTACTTACAATTATCCCACCTTATGAAAGCGTCAGAGATTACGGAAGATCATGCCTAATTGAGAATATGGATTTATTTTTCCGTAATTACTTTGATTTCCAATGTACTAAATCCGTTCGGCCTACATATAAGACTTCATTAGATAAGTTTTTTAATAATTTAGACCCTCAAAACTATTTACCAAAAGATTCTCTCCGAGCATTTGAGAGTTATACAGATTATTCTTTGTGCCGAGAATTTATGATCGAATTAAAAGAAGAGACGTATGGATTGACCCAAAAAATACACCTTCCTTATAATTTTAAATGTCACGGCAATCTCTCTTTAGATAATATATTTTTTGATAAAAAAATGTTTTATTTTGATGGGTTTCAGTCTGTATACATGGGCCATCCATTCATTGATTTAGTTGATTTCTTTTTAGAAGTAGGATTACCTGAAGAAGACCAATACCGAATCTTGTCTCAATTTTGTGCAGTGGGAGAATTACCTGAAGAAAGAGGTTATTTTAAAGCTCTATATGAAATTCAACTTAGAAAAAAATTGGGAGATTTAATCTCTAATTACATAAAAGAAATTTATATTTACGATTCATATCGTTACGATAATATTTTGAATATAGCAGATGTTTTTTCCCATTGTTACGAGAGGTTCTGTAAAGTAGAAATTTTCAATAAAAACAGAGATTTTATCATGAAAACTATCTGTGAGCCTATTTTTGGTGTAAAAGCTTAAGTATGCCACTACCATCACCTAGAGACGGAGAAAAGAAGTCTAAGTTTATGAGTCGCTGCATGGTCGATCTCACAGCTAAAGACGAATTTAAGGACGTTAAACAAAGAGCTGCTGTTTGTGCTTCTCAATTTGATAAAGCTGAAAGTAAAGCTTCTGTTGTCGTGCAAAATCCTTGGGATGAGACTGATGTATTTTATTATTTCTCCAAGTCTAGCCCACAAGAAATGGATCATTATTTTGATACAAAAGAAAAAGCTTTAGAAGATGCTAAAAAACTAGGTTTGAAGGGCTTCCATACTCACAAAAATGATGACGGGAAAACTATGTATATGGCTGGCCCTGATCATGAGTCGTTTATGAAACGACATAATGAAATTCTTAAAAAGAAAGATGAATCTGATAGTAGTCTTTGGGAAAATATCAGAAAGAAAAGGGAAAGAATTAAAAGCGGATCTGGTGAAAAGATGCGTAAAAAGGGAGATAAAGGCGCTCCTACTCCCGATCAAATTAAAAAAGCTAAAAATTAATTTATGTAGAAAAAAAGCCCTAGTTGCTTAATATTCTACATGATTGTTCAGTATTATAAACCTAATTCTAGTAATAAAGGTTGTGCTTTTAGTTTCGATATTGGAGCTAATAACAAGAATCAAGAACCATGTGTTTATATCCGTGCTGTGAAACAGTATTCTTGGAATGATAAGACACGGACAGGTTCATTTTCTGAAAACGCTAAAGACCCAGATAAGTCTATTTCTATCAAATTGAACGAAAACGAAATTGGTGGATTTATTCATGCTATAGAAAAGTATACTGAATTTTCAGCCTTTCACTCTTACGAAGATAATAAAACTTCTATCTCGTTCAAACCTTATCAAAAAAGGGATGGAACTTCTGCTTTCTCATTCGGGGTTACAAGAAATTCAGCTAATAAGTTTGGCATTGGAGTTGAGATGTCAGAAGCTTATAATCTTTTAGAATTCTGTAAATTTTATCTCCAAGAGCTTTATATACATCGCTTGACTAAAAATAATAATTTGCGGGATAAATGAGCAAAAAAAAGACTGTTTTAATACATTCTAATTTTTGTCGAGCTTATACAGGTTTCGGTAAAAATAAAAAAAATATTCTTCGCTACCTATATAATACAGGGAAGTATAATATTGTAGAGCTAGCTAACGGAGTTCAATGGGACGATCCTACTACAAAGCTTTTGCCTTGGGAATGCCGAGGGTCTGGCTTACCACCTAACGAATTACAGGGGTTAAGTGCTGAAGATCAAAGAGCTGAAGGTTATGGGCGCAAATTAGTAGATAAAGCTATTAAAGAGTTCAAACCAGATGTTTATATAGGCATGGAAGACATTTGGGCTTTCAATTCGTTTCATACGAAGCCTTGGTGGAATAAAATCAATACAATGATTTGGACTACACTGGATAGTCTTCCGATTTTGCCCCAAGCTATTGAATATGCTCCTAAAATCAAAAATTATTATGTTTGGGCTTCTTTCGCAGAGACAGCGATGAAAGAGATGGGGTATAACCATGTAAAAACTTTAAGAGGATCTTTAGACACTAGTAAATTTTTTAGATTGAGCGATGAAAAGAGATCTTCTTTAAGAAAGTCTAATAATTTATCTGATGAGTTTATTGTCGGATTTGTATTTAGAAACCAATTAAGAAAGAGCGTTCCCAATATGCTCGAAGGTTTTAAATTATTTAAAGAAAAAGAGCCAAAAGCAAAATTGCTACTACACACACACTGGTCTGAAGGTTGGGATATCCCTAGACTGATTAAAGAAAAAGGCATCAATCCAGAAGATGTTCTTACTACTTATATTTGCAATAAATGCGGAGTGTATCATATATCTCCTTTCAGGGGGCAAGAACTTACATGTGCTTCTTGTGGCACACAAAAATCTGTGAACACAACTAACACAGGTAGGGGGGTAAGTGATTCTCAATTAAACGAAATCTACAATTTGATGGATGTATACTGCCATCCTTTTACAAGTGGTGGCCAAGAGATTCCGATCCAAGAAGCTAAACTCACAGAGATGATTACTTTAGTAACTAATTATTCTTGTGGAGAAGATAGCTGTTCAGAAGAGTCTGGGGGCATTCCTTTAGAGTGGAGTGAGTATAGAGAACCTGGGACTCAATTTATTAAAGCGTCTACTTCTGCGGATGATATAGCTAAAAAGCTAGAGTTAGTTCGAGATATGGAGCAGGAGAAGAGAGTGGCTATGGAGAAAAAATCTAGACGGTGGGTTGTAGATAATTTCAGTGTCGAAGTAATCGGCGAACAGCTCGAAGAGATAATTGATGAAATGCCTCCTATAGATTATGATTTTGATTCTAAAGGTATGGATTATAACCCTAATTATCAACCTAGAAACAACTACACCTCTCAAGAAGAGTTTATAATTGATATTTATAAAAATATTTTATGCGATGATGTTGACGAAAATTCCCAAGGTTTTAAACACTGGATGACTCAACTAAGATCTGGCAAAAGTGCAACTGAAGTAGTCGATTACTTTAAAAAAGTAGCTACACAAGAAACTCAAAAGCTAAAAACTCCTTCTTTGGAAGAATTGCTATCTAAAGAAGGGGACGGCAAAAGAATAGCTGTAGTCATACCCCAGAGTGAGGTGGATGTCTTATTGGTTAATTCTTTATTGAAAAACCTGAAGTCACAATATAAAGGGCATAACATTTATATTTTCACCAAACCTGAATGCTACTCTTATATTGATGACAACCCAGCTATTTATAAATTACTTCCTTACAATCCTGTGGTAGAAAACTCGTTAGTAATGGAGGGTGTTTCTGATCACGAAGGTTATTTCGATATGGTGTTTTATCCACATTCTACTACCCAAAAAAATATATCTTATATCCATAATGGGTTAGATAAACATGAATTCTCACTAAAATAATGGCTCATTTAATAGAAGAATACGCAAAAAGTTTAGGCGTTAAAATAAGTAGTCCTGTCGTAAAAGACCACTACTTTCCTATTTGTTTTGATAAGTATATCACTATTCATCAAGCTTCTAATGTTTCTTCAAAAACTTACTCTCACTACGATATAGTAGTCCGTCTATTAAAACCTTTTTTAGAACGCGCAAAAATTAAAGTTATACAGTTGGGGGGTTCCAAAAAAATAGAAGGGGTAGACGCTGCTTTAAATATTTCTTTTAAACAGCAGTCTTTTATTTTATCTAAATCTTTAGTTCATTTGGGGTGCGATAGCGCTTTAGCCCAGCTATCTAGCTCTAAAAAAATACCTACAGTCACTTTATTCGGTAATGTTTTCGCTGCTAATGCAAAACCTGCTTTTTCTGATGAGTCAATAAATGTGGCACTAGAGCCTAAATGGGATAAAAAACCATGTTTTAGTATCGAAGATCCGAAAAAACAAATCGACAATATAAAACCTGAAGTTGTTGCTCAATCTGTTTTAAATTTTCTTGAAATAGAAAAAGAAGATATTAGATTTAACACTAAATATGTAGGTTCATCATTCCAAAATCCTGTCGTAGAAGTTATTCCAACTTCTTTCGCCCCTCTAAAGTTAAAATCTGGGCAAGAATTAATGATTCGCGCTGATTATGCTTTCGATGAGGATTGTTTTATGAAGTATTGCTCTTCATACCCTGTCACTATTTTTGCAAACAGTTTGATCCAACCTCATGGACTGCAAAAAATAGCAAAAAATGTAAATAAATTTTATTTATTTTTAGATGAGACTTGGGATTCTATTCCAGAAAACTATTTTGAAATACTAAAAAACATGGATATTGACTTCTCTATAATAGTCAAAAAAGAAGAGGAATTAAGCAGTATAAGGAATAAATATTTTGATATTCCTGTAATACCTTATCTGAATGATAAAAAAGCTCCTTGTGAGATTGGTGAGGATTCTAGGTTCATGTCTTCCTTGAGGCTTATCGAGGGAGGTAAAGAATATTTAAGTTACGCTCACTGGAAAAAAGGTCTTGACAGCAATAATAAAGTGCTTGATACTCCTGAATATTGGAGAGAATCAGACCATTTTTATATTTATGAGCGCGACTAAAACAGCAAAAAAGAAAACAGCAAAGAAATTCTATGGACCAGATGCGTATCAACGCAACGAGCATGGTTTATTAGAGAATGTGGATTATGTATTCAACGAGGATGGATCTGTTGATTGGAGGGCGATGATTAAGCCAGAGTTCTTGTATCCCAACAAAGGTTGGTTCGATGCACGAAATAAGCCATTACCCACATCGACAGAGGGCTTAGATGATAAGCAACTCCTAATTATGCTTGGAGGTATTAAGGAACTTGCCAAGATGCGTGGATACTACAAAGTAGCCTTTAAAACAGAGAATATCGCAGAAGGATATGTCACTGCTAAATGCACTATACAGTGGATCAACAACTACGAATCAGCGGTTTGCGGAGTCTCTTACTCTGACGTAGCTAATGCAACCCTAGCAAACACAGACGCTTTTTGCGCTAAGTTTCTAGAAACTATTGCTTGTAATAGAGCTTTTGTCCGTTGTGTTCGCAATTATCTTAACATCCACATCGTTGGAGCAGATGAGATTGACAAGTCACAAGGGGCAGGTCAAGCAGTTGAGGCAGATGCTATAGCTACCCCTGTTACTCCTGTAGAGCTTCTTATGAAGACGTTAAGAGAAAAGCATGGAGTAGATTCATTTGAGTCATGCAAAGATGTTTTGCGCGACTTATGGAAGAGTGAAAAATATAGAAACGAAGAAGCTAAGACATGGAGTTCTTTTTCTGATATCCCAGCTAAAGAAGCCAGAAAGCTTATCGTCGCTTTGAATAAATGATCAAGAGGATACTAGACCCTCAAGAATTTAAAGTTCTTTTGGATGACATTTTCCCTCTATTTGATATGGAGAATAAAAAACAAGGTCACGCTCTACTAAAACACAATAAAGAGTATATTTTTAATGCTTTTGGTGATAAATCTATCTTGGCTTGGGATTTCTTTGTTTGGGCTAATTATAATAGCCAAGGAAAATTCGATGCTGTAATTGCATTTTTGAATAATAAAAACGAGAAATTTGGAGAAGAAATTTTTGCGGAATATATTTGGCTTTCTAAAAATCCAAAGATGGGTCAAAAGCTTTTGGGGACTGCTATGAAGTTCGCTAGAGAAAAAGAGTTTAAATATGTGATGATGAGTTGCGTAGAAGCTCATCCCAAATCCCGCAAAGTAGCTAAATTCTACGAAAAAATGGGATTTATTAAAGATTCCGAAACATACATTGCTAAATTATGAACCAAAGAGTTGCTAAAAGACTTAGAAAAATCAGTAATCCTGTTGACACAGTTTCTAAAAGGGTATATCGTCGATTGAAGAAACAATATACCCAATTACCACATCATGCAAAAAGAGATTTCCTCGACCTCCTCGAAACCACATTCAACGAAATCGGAAAAGTCAGCTTGGACGCAGAACAAAGTGGGGTCGTTTTGGATAAAGAATAAGGACAACGGTAGACAGTATCTCTCGGGAGAAATAGTCGTAGATGGGAAAAAAATCCCATGCCTAATCTTTAAAAACGATTACCAAGAAGGTAATACGCCTCATTTCCATATTTACTCTTTAGGAGAGTAATTTAATTATACTGGAGCTTCTCCAGTCGGAGGTGGTGGTGGAGGAGTATCAGCCCAAGTTCTTAAAGCTGGAACGGCTGCAATAATAGCATCCATCGCTGCTTTGACTTCTGGGACTTCATCTACACACTGCCAAAAAGGTTTTCTTCCGTTCACACGGCTAGGGACATTAATATATTCGACTCCCTCATTATCGGAAGTTACAAGAACTTTTTCATTAGATCCGTCATAAGGCAGCATTTCAATATTAAGGCTTCCTCCATTTGGATCTTCTGTAGAGGTGTTTGGTGCGTAAATATTAATACTACGAAGCCAAACAGAATCAAAAGTTTCTTCTGGTCTGGCTGGAACTACAAAAGGTTCATCTCTTGGGATAGGGTCTCCTACTCCCAAATCTTCAATTGGTGTATCGTCAGTTGGCATATTAATAATATTGTTAAATTTTAATTTATCTATTTTTTATTACACTAAAAATGATTTTAAGTGACCTACTCTCATTTTTGGGGCCACTAAAGGCTTAATTTTTGTTTCCTCATAGCAATTACGACAAAAACTGACATCTTCGAAGCTAAGATCTTTTACATCGAACTTCTCTCCTTTTTTGACGGGATTGTTACATTTTTCAATGAAAGCGTCCCTTAAAGGGTAATAAGGATATTCCATTTGTTCATAAATAGATCTATGGACTTTGGTAAATCCAAAGCCACACCAATCTACTTGCACTAATTTATTTCCCTCTTCTTTTGCTGTTTTTGTAAGCCAATCTACTGAAGTAAATGGCATATGCAGGTTTTCTCTAAAAAAATCTTCATCCCAGTTGCCTACCATCGCGTTGTCACTATAATCAGACCTATACCAGCCAGTAACAAATTTCTTGTCTTTTGGTATGCTCATCATATATTCTATTTTTTCGATAGTAAATTCGACATCGGAGTCGATCCAGAACAACCATTCTGCATCTGGTGGGGATGTATCTGCAAATCCACCCCCTCCTGTAGCTAAATAATTACGAGCGAAGTTTAAAAATAGACCATTAGAAGTAAAAATTTGAGCATTATTCCTCTCACACCAAGACTGTAATTCTAAATATTGAGGAAATAATTTGCCTTGTATGCCTCTATGATCAATTGGGATTAGAAAAACACAATTTAACATGTATTATTATATAGATTTTAATAAAATTTAAAGTATGAAAAAAATTGAATTCACCGAAGAAGAAATCCAAGTCACTATTCAACTCATTGATATCGCTATTAAATCTGGCGGTCTCAATGTAGCAGAAGCTGGAGCTGTCCTCGCTAAAAAATTAGGTTCTCATTTGCAACAGGCATCCCCTGAACAGCCAAAAGAGTTCGCTGATGAGGCTACTGATTTCGAGGTTGTCGAAGACAAAGATTAATTAGCATGTTCTGGAGCTAGAATTTCTATTTCCAGTTTATCTATATCCTTACGTTCTCCGTAAATTACATAAAAGTAATTCAGAGGTTCTTCTGTATTTGAACCTATAGTTACCTCTCCATCATCTGCTATTGATTCAACATAAAGGTCTTGATTTGGACCTATGGCTGTAATATCTACAGTCATCGAATCAATATGGACTAGACCAATCCAGTAATCAGGCATCTCAAGTATACTTGAGGTGCTTTTTCCTCTGAAATACACACCATTTTCTGGACCCTCGATACACGCATGGAGTAGCTGCTTACCCTCTTTTGTCGGGTGTTTTATTAAGAAACTCTTGGATGAGCCTACAATAGAACCGCCAACTTGGAGCGTATAAGAAGCGCTTGTTACTCCTATACCAACGTTACCTTGAATAATAGCTCCGTTAGATGGGGCAGTGTTTCCGACATAGCTCGCTCCGATAGCTATTCCTCCAGATACGTCTAGCTTGTTAGCTGGATTATTTGTGCCTATACCAACATTACCGTCTTGTTCTATAGTAAATCTTTCTCCACCAGTGGCACTATTGATATGTTCATAAATCCTAAAGGAACCCCTGCCACCACTACTTCTATTAGCTCCTATACTCCATCCATAGTTAGTAACTGTGCTTGTAGCGAAGGAGATACCTTGCCATCCAGTATTATCAACTGTATTAGTAGATTCTAGTCGTATTTGACTAGAAGCCCATTGTGCAGCCACACCCATCGGTGCTATTGTGTTAATGCTACCTCCGACGGTCAGCTTTTGAGATGGACTTGCTGTCCCTATACCAACTTTATTATTTATAACCGTCCCACCTGAATTAACACCAAGTAAGATATCATAACCTGTTCCTCCATCATTACGTATTCTTAAATCATTACCAGCGTGGTTGAATTTCCACAAGTTACTATTATCACTGCGACCAAGCTCTAATGATTCGTCGTTACCATTTGTTGATTCAAATTTAGCAGTTCCTTGATATACATGAAGTTCCTGTTCTGGACCAGTTGTTCCTATACCAACGTTGCCGCCTGTGAAATATCCTCCACCTTGGAACCTTCCTGCACCAGCAGATACGATTGTTCCATTATCATAAATTACAGTATTATTATTACCACTGGAATTTTGTAAAAGAAAAGCGGTGCTTCCATTACTGGTAGAGGCTTTTATGTTTAGCCTCCCTTGTGGACTAGTTGTTCCTATGCCAACGTTTCCTGTAGGTTGAAAAATTAAATCAGCGGTAGCGTTGATTCTTAAATCAATACCATCTGTAGTTATAGTGCCTCTAGATGTCTCACTCCCA